TCTATCTGTATAGCATCTGTTGTCTCAAGTATGACCTTACCACCTGATAGCAGTTCTAGTGATGAACCTACAGGTATAGGCACATCGTTGGCTAGAAACGCTGTTCCGTTGGTTGCAGCCCTACCACCACCTGATGTATCAGATACGAGCTTTACATCGGCTGTTACTTGAGCAGTATGTATGTTTGTAAGTATTAGTCCAATCACTACTGTAGTTGTACTAGCAGGAGTTGTATATATTGTATACGGAGTTCCTGCACTAGCAGGTTCGGCAGCGAATGTGACTACTTTAAATGTATTTGCCATTTTATTATCCTAACGCTATTGCAAGTGCAGTTGGGTCATCTGTAGTAAAACCTGCACTACTTAAATATGTTTTTACATCTGTCAATGCCACTTGCTTCATTGTGCCATTATCATTTGTAACAACTCTGTCTGCATCTACTAATGTTGTAGAAGAAGCAGCAGTACCACCATCCATGATGTTTAATTCAGCAGCAGTTGAAGTAACATTGGTACCCCCTATATCAAGAGTGGTTACAGATATTTCTCCTGCAACTGTAGCTATACCATCTGCTAGTGTTATTAAATCTGTGTCATCTGTATGCCCTATCGTTGTACCATTGAGGGCGATATTATCCACTGTGAGAGCACTTAGTGTACCCAGGGATGTGATGTTAGTTTGGGCGGCAGTCTGTAGTGTACCAGCTAATTGTGTAGCTGTCAATCTTCCTGTGCTCGGATTGTAAGTTAAATTACCATCCATCTCCAAACCGACATTACCTGTGCTAGATGTAGCATCTTCTACAAAGGTAATTAAGTTTTCTTCGTTTGTGCTTTCGTTATCTGTAACTAATACATGAGCAGAGTTGGTTGCGTTTGTTACAGTAACACCTGCAATAACTGTATTCAGAGCAGTTCCGTTGACTGTTATGGCATCTGCTTCTAATGTACCATCAATATCTGCATCACCTGATATGTCTAGTTCAGTGGCAGTTAACTTAGCAGTTTGTAAATCTTCAAAACTAGAACCTAATTTTAATTCAAACTGAGGTCCTGTAGTATTATATGTAAATGTAGCATCATCACCTGAACCACCTTCTATTGTAATACCTGCACCATTTATAACTGCACTTGTATCATTACCACTGTCTAATACAATATTGTGGTCGTTTAAATTTACAGTTGTTGAGTTTACTGTAGTTGTTGTGCCTGATACTGTGAGGTCACCTGTAACAGTTAAGTTATCTGCCACAGTTACTTCAGATGTGCTATGTCCTAGTGTTATAGCAGTTCCTGATACACCTGTACCGATAGATACTGACTCACTACTATTTCCTGTGTCTACTATAAGATAAGCATCTGAGCCTTGTTTAATTGTAAATGCAGTTCCTGAGTTGTCTGATACTGCTACGTTAATATCTGTTGCATCTGCACTGATAGAGTCAAGTGCAATGTCACCTACGTTTGTTATTGCATTGTCATTAAAAGATGTAGCACCTAAAGATACAGTTCCTGTTGCAGTTAAGTTACTAGAACCTATATCTATCGCACCAAACCCACTTGTTATTGAACCACTGTTTAATGCACCCACTGTTGTTACATTTGATAATGTATCCAATGCAGATTCAAAGTAAGTCTCAAAGTCAGTTAGTGCAACTTGCTTCATTGTACCTGCATCGTTGACTACAACTCTGTCTGCATCTGCAAGTGTAGTTGATGATGCTGAAGTATCACCATCCATGATATTTAGTTCTGTAGCAGTAGAAGTTACACCATCAAGTATATTTAACTCTGATGCAGTGGATGTTACGTTAGTTCCACCAATGTCTAGTGTAGTTACGGATATTTCACCTGCTACTGTTACTATGCCATTTGCTACAGTTATAAGGTCTGTATCATCTGTGTGACCAATAGTGCTACCATTTATAACAACATCATCTATATCTAACGAACCACCTGTTATTAAACCTGTAGTTGTTATTGTAGATGAGCCTATATCAATGTTACCAAAGCCTGATGAAATAGAACCACTGTTCAACGTACCTACTGTTACAAGGTTTGGCATTGCAGTTATTTCATCGTCAAAATAAGCAGCTAAGTCTGTTACTGCTACTTGAACCATAGTTCCGTTGTCATTTAATACAACTCTATCTGCATCTGCTACAGTTGTTGATGTAGCACTAGTGCCACCATCTACTATATTAAGTTCTGCTGCAGTAGCAGTTATTGCTGTACCATTAAAGTTGATAGCATCTAAGTATGCAGTGCCATCAATGTAAATGTCTCTCCACTCTTGACTAGAAGAACCTAAGTCATAAGTATCATCTGTGTTAGGAATAATAGAACTGTTTACATCTGCACCAAAAACAACATTATCTGTAGCAGCGTCACCTAACGTCATTGTGCCACCATTAAATGTAGTTGTTCCTGTTACAGTAAGATTGCCACCTATACCTAAGTTACCTGATATATCAGCATTACCATTTATGTCTATTGTTGTTGCAGCTATCTGTATTTCAGTATCTGCTACTAAGTCTAATTGTCCATCCGTACTTGAATTGATGTATATAGCTGTGTCTCTGAATTGTAACTTCTCTGTAGAAGCAACAAGTATGTCATCACTAAATTCAAAATAATCCTCATCTTCCATCCATTTGAGGACACCATCAGAAGTCTCACCATCAAATGTTATTGTTATATCTGTTCCTGCAGTTCCTGCACCAAAGGTAAGTGTGTTACCTAGTAGTTTGGTAATAGGACCACCTTCTGCAGTCGTACCATCGTGAGTATGTCCTGTACTCGCTGCGAAGGCTGCTAATAGCTGATTAAACTCATCATTGGTATGAGCAGCAGTTATCACATCTCCGTCGGTGTAAGATGATTGTCTAGTGTACGTAGCTCCCATTTATCTTCTTGCTCCTACTTGATATTCTAACTGAAATCCTTTTAGTGAGTATGGTGCAGTAGAACCACCATCGTTAACTCTAAGTGCAACTGCGAAACCTGAACCCTCTACAGATTGTCTAAACAAAGGTTGCGATGCACCACCATAAGTTCCTGAAACAGAAGAACCAACACCATATGTGCTTGTTCCGTACAAAGCTGCCACTGTTTGTGAATCCAATGGATAAGCAGCAGGTCTGGCTGAGTCAGCAGATTCATAATCATATCTTAAAAATAAATCTGCATCTATACTTGATTCAGGTGCAAAGTTAATGATAACACGTTGCATATGTTTTCTTAACCCAGCATCTCCAAAAGTCAAATCAGGACCTCGATATTTACCTAATATAGATGTTCCATCAAAGTCATTGCCTGATTCTTGTCTATATACATAGCCACCACTATATGCACCATGTAAAACTATGACATCTCCTGCAGATACAAATGTGTCGGTTGATGCTGGTTTTATGCCTCTTATTTCAGCAAACTCAAACGTTTGCCCTTTCATAACACATATTACCCCTTTAGTTGCATTTTCTGCTTGTCCATCTTTTGTAAAAAATATTCTGTATTGTGTCTTGTCAGGTATAACTATTGAGTCAAATTCGGATGCACTAGATAAGTTTGCATCAAATAAACTTTGTACATTAGCACTTATAGTTCCTAATTCAACGTCACCAATTCTTGCTGTACCAGCTACTGTTCTTAATCCATCAGGTCCTAAAAATATAAGGTCGCCTGCAAATTCTTGAATTGTATCTCCGTTGATACATCCTATATCTCTTGTTACTGCAGTTATTGCAAAGTTACTACTTGATGTCCCTGATAACTTAAATATTCTATTTTCGCAAAATATAAATAAATCTTCACGGAAAACTTTAAGTCCTGTTATAGTATCGTCAACTTTAATACTACCTGCACCATTGCCTGTAGCGAAATCATCTTCATCAAATGGTACACTAAATACTAACTCTTGTTTAGCATTTGACATACCTGCATAGAACATATGTTCTTTAAATGCTTTTACAAATTTAGCACCTGTTACTGCAGTGCTTACTTCTCCACCACCCCCTGAAGACACATCTGTCGCACTAAATGATGTATTAAAGACTGTTGGTGCATTGTTACCATCTGCTACGATTAACTTATCATTGCCATCAAAGTTAAATCTTTCAAAAGAGTATTTACCTGCACTTGTTCTACCACTATCTACAGTTGTCCAAGATGAACCCCCTGCATCTGCTGTAAATATATTTGTACCTCTAGCTGCTACAACCTTATCTCCAAATGTAGCAACCATCAAAACTTTTTCTGTAGAGGCAGATGTTTGAGGAACTACCGCAGATACATACTTACTAAATCCATTTATTCTTCTGTAGCCACCTTCTATGTCAGGTTCAAAATTTTGTAATTCTAATGCTTGACCTGGTTGCATCATAAATGTGGAACGATTTAAAACTAATCCGCCTTCGCAGTTGAAAGCTATAGGTTGTGCTCTTGATAAATCTGCCATTATGTTGTTGTTTCAGTGCTAAAGTATCCTGCCATACTTGTTGGTCTTAATATCACTGTTGACCTTACATATTCATATTTATTAACTAACAGTGTCTGTATATTTTTTATACCTTGTTCAAATCTTGCGAAGTTTAATTGATACTGTTCAATCTCTCCCCTATATTGATATGCATATGAGGTAGCCCCATCTATTATCACTGGAGCGAACCTGTCGGGTATTGTTGTGGTGTCGTCATGTGCTGATAGGTCAGAGGGAAAGGTAAAGTAATCAAACTTTAATGTGTATGCTCTATTAGGAAACGGATATAGAATAAAATTATTATCTAGTGTTCTTACTATGTGAGAAGGCACTCCTCCTCCAGTGAACTGTGCTACTTGTACACCACTTGCTATAGAAGCTGCTGTTGTGCTGTTGGCACCTCTGGTGCATCCCGTAAATGTTGTACTTGTTGTTCCTGTATATGTTATCTCTTCATTTACTATGTGTATAGTTCCTGAAGAATCAAATCCTGATGTACTAGCTACAGTTATAGTTGTAACACTATCTGTATGTGTTGTGCTTGTAGTTGTTGTTACAATGTCATCTTCTTGTTCAACATTGTTAGCTATGTATTCATTATATGATAATGTGCTCAAGTTTGCACCTGATGTGCCTAAAGTTGAGTTCTTGACTATTCTTGCAGTATTATAATCTACATGTTTAGTAGATGTAGGTAAACTATATTTTACTGTCCCTGGAACTAAAACTTCTGTGTTAGTTGCGTGATTAAAAGGGTAACTAAATTCTTTTTGGTTAATATATCTTATGGCTTCATTAACTGCATTTTGGGCTTGAACTTGAATACCCCGTGCACTTGAAAAAGTAGACGAGGTCAGTTGGGGTTCATTAATACGTGCAAGCACGCTATTAGTTAATGTAAGAAAAGTTTGTGCCATACTATTTTAAATAACAGGGGACAAAATCAATTGTCCCCCTGATTACGCTATTAAGCTAATTGGTCTCTATCAACCTCATCAGGCTTATCGTCTAAGCCATGACCTGCTAAATCAATAACAGTTGCATAGACTCTGAGTCTGCCTGTAGCTGGAGCAGCACCTGCAATCTTACAGTCAATAGTGTCTGTAGTAGTTACAAACTGAGTGTAAGTTGAAGCTGCACTTCCTACAACAGTGTTAGTCTGACCATTAGTTCCTGCCGCACAAAAACCTGTAGAGGTTATATCTGCACCATCAATAATGTCATCACCTGCTGCGAAGTCCATGTCAAGAGTACAACTTGAAGTAAATGCTTTCATTACTTCTGCACCTGCATTCAAGACTAAAGTATTCGCAGGGATTTCTAACACCTGAAAGATGTCTCCATCTGAGAAGCTACCACCTGCCGCTACTAACGCATCAATATCAAGGTAAGCCTCAATATTTCTCATCACATTAGTATTCTTAGTAGATGGCATAGCCACGATAGAGTCGGAAGATACGCCAGTGGTATCTTTAGAAGTTAAATCAAAAGTCGCCATTTATACCTCCCCTACGCTACGTTGTATTTAGCAGTTACGATTGCTTCTGGACGAAGAATCTTTCTGCCATATAAATGCATACCTCTTACGATGTCTGCGAAAGAATCAGGGTCTCTATAAGACTCTGTCTTTGTTATCTGTGAAGCTGTTGCTACTGATGAAGAGTGTCCAGCTACAATAACTCCATAGTTTGAGTTTTGGTTAGCAGAACCTGATGTTCCTGGTCCTGTACCAACAGAAGGTAAGTTATTTGACATATATACATCAAAACCATGTAATGTGCCGATTGATAAACCACTTCTTAATCCTCCTGACTCACCGAAATCTGCATTGAGAAGTCTTGAATCTTCATCTTTTAAGATTTCAACGAAAGTTGGATGTAGAACTAGCCATCTACCATCTGAGTCTACAAACTGTGTATCTAACAATCTGCCCATTCTTGCAATAACTTGCAATGGTGTAGCAGTTGCTGTTGCTTGAGCTGTAGCACCTGGCATTCTTGGAGCTAATGGGATAGAGTGGTCACCAGCACTTGAAGTAGTGATGTTACCGAAGCTATCTTTTCTTAACTTCATGCTTGTTAACAATTCGTCTGAACCTGCAGTTGACACAGCTTTTGTACCATTTACAGTATCGTTAGCTGTTCCTGCTACAGTGTTAAGAGATGATTGCTTGAAACCAGCTAAGTAACCAAGAACTTCTTGGTCATGTTGGTCACGAAGTCTATATCCAGCTCTGTCTGAAGCCATTGACTCAAAGTTAACGTGACTGTGAGCTTCCTCAATGTCGTCAACTTTAAAAGCAAAGTAGTTTGCTTTATCTACGACAAGAGAAAAGTCCTCATCGTCTAAGTCTTGTGGTTGAATGTTAACACCACGAGCATATTCTTTTACAGTGATTTCTGGTTCTTTGATAATTTTAACAGTATCACCATAATTCGCAATCTCTCCAAAGTAATCACTATTTGTGATTGACTCTACAACAGAGGTTTTACGAAAAGCTTGCTGAACCTTTTGGGAATATATGACAGGACTAAAGTTGCCATTAGGTAAATTCCCGTATCCAGCCGCAGTTTGGAAAGCCATGTTATCCTCCTTGGCTAATATAAAAATACGAGTGCATACACAATCAAAAGGCTAGATGCAATTAGGTGTCCGTTTTGGGGCTAATTCAAACTAGGTAGTTTTTCTTAGTATAATTCGTGAAAATGTGTTAAGCAGGTGGTCATCAGAAAGATGGGCTGCTATTTATACATTTTATACCATACAAATTTTAAAAAGTAAAGAAAAATATTAACCACGTCTGGTCATATCATAAATAAAATTACCAGAAGCTATTGCTTCTTGTATTTTTGCTTCATTCTTTTCAAACTCATGTGGTTTCATCTTTGCTACATCAGACTCTTTTATTTGATTTGCTTGTCCTGATTTAGTAGCAGAAGGTGTGTTTGAGCTACCTCTAGTTACAGCTTTTGCTGCATCTTTAGAAGGGTCTGCCTTCTTTTTGGGGGTAGAGATAATACCCATATCTACTTTGTATAAGTCAATAGCTCTTGCTGCAGATTTAGAATCACTTTCATTTTCATACAGAGCTTGTTGCACCCATCTAGGTTGTAGCTCTACCCAATCGTGAAACTCTTGGTCATTCCTAATAGTTTCAAAGTCAGGATGTATTCTCATAAGTTCTGCTTCTGCCATAGCACGAGTAGATTGTGCTTCTCTTTCTGCTATTAACTTCATTCTTTCTTCTAGTGAAGAATCTAACTCTTTTGCTTTCTTAGTAGCAATACTTTCTACAATTTTAGCAACGTCAGGATATTCCTGAGACCACTGTGCAATCTCTTCATCTGACTTTGGTAGTTTTATTTCTTGAGATGCAGTTTGTGTTAATTGTTGCTTTAATTTAAATATCTCATCTTGATATGACTTCTCTTTTTCTTGTGAGTGTCTACGCAAGTCGCCATATCTTTTTTTAAATGTTTTTTCTTCAGGTGGTAAAGATTCTGTTTCAGCAATATCTTCTGCTTCTGCTTTTGCTTTACCTAAAGCTTCATCTCTTTCTTTTAAATTCTTTTCTAACTCTAACGCTTCTTTATTATCGTTACGTTTATATCTTATTGGGGTCTTAACTATTTTTTGTTCTACAGCCATTTCAGCCATGTTTTTTCTCCTAGGGTTATCGTAGCCATTATTGGGGGATAAGTAGCTAGTAATTAATTCATAAATTATTTTTTATGAACTGCCAATCCTACTAAGTAAACTATAGGATGGATTATTTTACAAAAGATATTGCCGACCATACTGTCTTTAGCTTTACCTTTTGTTAAAATATGTCTAAGGTGTTTTGTTCGTTCTTTTGCAAAGTAAGCACCGATACTAGTCAATGTGTTATTAACTTTCATACCACGAACAAAAGGTTTGAATAACGAATGATACCCTATTTCATGTAGAGGTGTCAAGTATTTTTTCTGATAAATGTGCCAAGTCTTCATGGCTTGTGCCCAGTCATCAAGTTGAGTTTGTCTGTACATCTCTGTGCAAACTATTTTGCCACCAGGTCCGCTACCAGATGCTTGAGCATCATCAGCATAACTTGTGCCTGGAACATCTGGGTCACCAGCAGTTGCTGAAGCACCAGGTGTATCTATGCCTCCTGCTTTGTCTGCTTCTCCTGCTCCATAGGCTTCAGGATTAGTTTGGTCAGGACCTGCTTTCCCAGCGTCAGGGTCATTTATAGGATTACCATTTCTGTCCGTAACATTTGTGGTTGTTCCATTTGAAAAACTGAATGTGCCGTTAGAATTTATACTGTATTTAGTGCCGTTATCTGTTCTTCCTGTACCGACACTACCACCATTTGCAGCAACAGCATCTTTCCCTCTATCAGAAAAGTTTTCATCTACCTCTCTTTGTCCAGGGTTTCTACCACTTCCAAATGTCTCATCAACATCAAATCCTTTTTCTAACTCAGCTTGTTGAGCTATGCTTCTGTCACCATAAGCAGGACCTAGGTTTTGTTGCGATATTCTATCCATTTGTATATCTTGAGCTACATGAGTTGCTGCTAATCTATCTTCAGGTGTAATTGCATTTTGAGCTATTGTGTTTAAAGCATTTAAGTTTGCATTATAACTTTGTGTAGTCCCAGGCTTAGTTCCTGTAGGACCCATACCTGCTGCAAATTGTGTAGAGTATTTATCATACGCATCTTGGTAACTTTGTTTACCCATGGTGTCTGCATCTCTGCCACCTGCGAATGTGTCAATTTGATTACCTGTTGTTATCTCAGGGGCTATATTACTGGGTCCTCCCCTTGCTAAACTTTGTTGTGCTGCATCTGTTACATTTTCTAAGAAACCTTTAGTATTAACTTGTGGAGCAGATACATTTGTAACAGATGGTATGTCTTGTGTTACAGTATTTAATGATTTAGCTTGAGGTTTCTCGTCAGCGTATGCTTGAATAACTTCTTTGCTAGGTCTGCTCATAGGCATATCCTGAGAACGCATACCTACTTCACCTCTATATGAATTTAGTGCTGCTGTAGCAGCTTTACCTCTTTCTATTTCTTGTTTATTGTTTTCCATAAATCCAAAAGTTTGAGCTACAGGAGCAAAGGCTGATAATCCTAGAGCTTTTTGTCCAGTGGTTTGCGTGCTTATCAATCCCATCACTTCTGGATTTGGAGCAAAATAATTAGCTCTGCCTGTAGCCAGTGCTTCTTTTACATCTGCTATTCCTGTTATATTTCCACTAAAATCATATTGGATAGCATATTCTTTACCTCCAATAGTAGTTCTAGCCCCGCCTAAACCTGCGTCTATCTCAGGGTCTCCCCCTCCTCCATCGCCACTATCTTGTTGAATAACTTTAGCTGGTGCAACTGGAGCTTTGTCATTTGCTGATGGTGGCGTACTATCATCACCTGGCTTGTATGTCTGCTCTTGTTTGTAGCTACCTACATTACCAGCACCTACTACAACATTAGGGTCAGTTACAGGACCTAATGTAAGAGATGCTGGACTTATAACACCAGTGGTAGTTGTAGGGGCAACAAGTCCTCTAACACTGGGTTGTAACTTATCATCTATTCCATCCCTATTTGTATCTGTGAAACCAGGAGCTTTTACAAATCTAGCTGACGCTGCTTGAGGAAGTGTGGCTGTTCCAAACTGTCCTAATGCAGGATTATACGCTTGTTGTTGTCTTGCTATACCTTGTGATGTAGCAACATTAGGAGCATCTAAAATGGTCATACCTGCTTGTGCACTCTTTACATCATCATCAACATAATCAACTTGACCTGCGGCTTCCATCTCTCCTAAGCCTTGTAACGCTTCTCTTCTTAAATTTTCATACATACCAAGTCCATGATACCTAACGACGTTAGCTGGTACAACTAACTCTCCTTCGCTGAGTAAAACATGTTGGTCATCTTTAACTTCATCTGATGTTGCACCTGGAGGTGGGTCTGCAGGAGTTCCCTTGGATGCTTCTTCATACTTTGGTTGTGGTGGACCACTTACGTCAATTACGACTGCTAGACCTTTTCCATTCTTTTTAGACTTTGTGCCTCCAGCTTTCATAGTTGTAGGCTTTTCATCCATAGGCATAGCTGGAGGAGTTGCTAAGGCAGTTGTCATAGGGGTAGGCATCTCAGTATCTATAATACTCATAGGAGTAGCAATACCCTTTTCTTTATCTTGTTTTAATCTTTGCGAGACTAATTTTAAAGCTTCGTCTCTAGGGTCAGTAACTTTTGGAGCTGCGGCTCTACCCAACTTTTTTGTTTGAACTTGCTTATTGCCTACTGGTGGACTAGTCTTTTGTGTCATCGGTGATACACCTAATCCTGCTGGTTCTGTCTTCATGAGTGCTCCTCCTATCTTCATGCGTCTAGCTATACCTATTTGTTTACTTATTTGTTTTGATTTAGCAGTGGCTTTATCTGCTGTTTCTTTGCCTGGTGGTCCCTTTATTAAAATGTAATCTTTTTTCTTAAGAGATTCTTTTATGTCTGATTTACGTAGCTTCCCATCTTTGCCCATACGCAAAGTTGGAAATAAAACCTCTCCTCCTAAATCATCTACATATTCGCTTCTAGTTTGAACAGTGGCTCCTCCTTTGCTGGGAGTGTTTCTGTTCATGGCTCTTGAAAGCCACGCAGGTCTGTTATCAATTTCCATTTTTTGACTTTGCTAAAACTTCATCACGAAGAGTTTTCAGTCTTCGTATCTCTTGGATTGCTCCTTGTGCTCTTGCTATGTTGTGTATGTCGTCATACTGTTCTAACAATTTGTGTAGTTCTTCTACTCTGTGATTCATATATAATTCTAGTAAATCACTATTCTTTTTGCTATCTACTAAAGGTACAAGCTTACTAGCTACTTCTTTTATCACTATCTGCCCCCTAGTAATTGTTGTAGTTGGTCAACAACTGCAGGTTCTTGTGGAGCTGTGGCAGGATTCTGTGGAGCACTAAATCCTTGTTCGCCAGGGACAGGTGCTTGTCCTACACCAATATTACCTCCCCCACCTCCTGATGGGTCAGCAACATTTACACCTTGTGCTTGCGACTGGTCAGTTGGTAAACCTCCAGCAGCTTTTAGTATCTCTGCTTGTTTAAATGCTTCTCTCTCATCATTGATAAGTTTCTCTGCATCCAAGTCCATGGCATGTCCAAGCTCTCTTAATATTACTGGTATTTTTAAGTATGGTGCTACAGCAGCGTTACCTGACATCTGAAGTAACTGTAGAAGTCTTTGACTTCGTACTTCGTTCTTCATAAGACTTTCTGTGCCTCGAGCTTTTATCTCTAAGTCGCCTCGGGCTTCTTTATCAAAGTCAAACTGCATGTTAAATGCAAACAGTGCTTCTCCTAATGGTTGTAATAAATAATCGTCTAAGTTCTTTACAACACTCTTGATGCTAAGTTGGGCTGCTCCCATCAGCATGCTGATACCAGCCGCAGTTCTACCTGTGCCTGCAACACCTGTCTGTCCATGTGAATAAGATGGTATACCTGTTGCATCATCAGCTAACGCCCGTGCTTTATCAAACATCATCATATTCTCTGTGCTTACATTCGGATACTTAGTTCCAAATAGTGCTTGTCCAGGTGCACCACCTTGTCGTCTAAATACTTTGCCTGGAAATACTTGTAAGTCTTGTCCTGGTACTAAGTTAGTTTCGTCAATCTCGAATACTAGGTTACCTGATAACACAGCGTTATCAACTGCCATTCTCATAAAACCATTCATAAGTGTTTGTGTGTCTGACATATTCTCAGCTAGTCCTACACCGAAGAAACTATATGGGTTTAGCTCAAACGGGGCGGCACAGTAAGGAATACGTTTTGGTGTAAATGGATTTACAACTAATCTAAGTATCTTGTTGTTACATACCCATACATTAACCTGTAATGTATCTACATCCTCAAACTCTTTTGGTATTTCTAATCCTGAAGCCTCTGCCATAGTTTTATCTATGTTGCCCCAGAACTCTAGCACCTCAAATCTATCTACGTCATATTGAGTTTCATTATCTCTTAGGTCTGTTTCCCACCATTTACGTGTATAGTTAAATCCAATCTCTGCACACTCATCTACAGCCTCTGTATCAAAATAAGGTCTCTTTTTAAGATTACGTAACTCTGAATAACTTAGCTTATGACGTTCTATAACGTATTCTGCCTCAGCCATGTTGTTAGCATCATAGTCAGGGTAAAAGTTCCAAGTTGATACAGACTCAACTCTTGGAACAGTTTTACTCTCTGGTGAGTAATTACCCTCTTCATCCCAGTTAGCTTTTTCTTTATCAAAAGCAAAAGGTCCTTTAATTATTCCCGTACCAAATAGAGCCATCTCAAACGCAACTGTTCTTAAATGCTTAGATGCATTTGACTCCTCCAACTGGTCAAGAATAGTTTTTTCCATTCTCTTTGCAGCTTTTTGTGCAGGGTGATATGTTTGTGATGTTGGTGTTAGTCCTTGTCCAGACTTTATCTTTTCTCTTATACTTTCTAGGTCATCTTCAAAAGCCCCTAGTTTTAAGTCTTGTAGTGATTCCTGTGTTGCACCTCGTGGTAAGTCTTGTCCATCTCCAGGGAAACCATATACATTATTTAATTCGTTTAATGCGTTATCTGGCTCTTTGGGGTCAAAGTTTACTGACTCTGTTACACCTTCAGGAATACGAGTGGCTTCTACACCTAGTGGGAATCTTTGTCCTGCAAATAAAACATCTATGATTTGTCCATAAGCTGCAAGGACTTTTGTTTTAGTTACTTTTATAAATACTTGTGATTTTTCTGTTTCAGTAAACTGAGTATCGTTTGTGTATAAACCTCTGTACTGTCTGTATGAGTTAAGCCATCTTTGCTCATCATATAATCGTGCATCTTCTGCAGATTTAAATTTTTCAATAACATAAGCTGCTAATTCATCCTTTGGGTCCTTTGGGACAAATACTAAATCTTCAATATTTTCGTTTTCATTTTCCATGTTTAATATCCAAATACTCTATCTGCAGGAGTCCATTTTCTTGGCATCGCTGCTGGGTCATAATCAAATATAGACTTTGACCTAGGTCGGGTCATTATACCATATCTCAAAGCATCATACAAATGGTCTTCTGCTTTTGTGTCTACGTCTTCAGAATTACTCTTATCTAAAGGTATTACAGGTAACTGTGCTATTAAATTTACGCAGTTGTTAAATATAACTAGACCAGCGTTCTCACTAATCTCATCAACTTGTAGTCTTCTATGTAATTCGTTTTTACCTGCCACACGACTACCTTTACTTCTGTCTGCTGGTCGCCAACGACAACCAACTGAAATCATTTGTTCTGCCAAGGAAGGACCCGTATCACCTCTTTTATGCCAACACGAACTGTCGAGCACACCATACGATATTTGTCCATCGTTTCTTTCTGCATCCAAGATAGCAAACGCCAAGTCTTTTGCAGTATATTTTGAGACGTACATTTCACGATAGACCACCAGTTGTTCAGTAGCTGGGTCAACTGCAAACCATAAAACTGCAGAGTGCGAAGAATATCCATAGTCGCACGCCCTAAATTTTCTCCAGTTGTCTGGAATCGTAAATACATCCGTAACGTGATATTTTCTATCGAACTCAGCAAACGCTGCACCTTCTGCAACATCCCAACTTCCCTCCAATAATTGTCTACGCTGTGTCTCTGGCAAGGATAACAGCATCGCTTCATAGTCCCCCTGATTATATAAGAAAGGATTGTCTGCTAGTTTAGCAGGTATGAAGCGTCGTTTAAACAAAGGCTGGTCTGCCTTTGAATGATGTTTGGGGTATCTTAGTGTTTCCCCCGTCGTAATATCTGTCGCCCAAAACGCTTTATTCGCTGGAGCAGGGTCAATGAACATTTTTTTGACCCAGCCGTGTCCTGGTCCTCCAGGGTTCGTCGTGCCTCGCATGTAGACGGGGAGCGACGGGTCAGCAGTTCTGAGACGTGAACGTAAATAATCCCAAGCATAAGGTGTCGGATACTGTGTTAATTCATCAAAGCCAATATAAGTAAATGCTTGTCCTTGGTATCTTAAAACATCTTTCTCTTGTTCAAGATATGTCATCCATATTCTAGCACCAGACGGGAAAGTCCATTGACTTTTTTTCTCCATCCATTTAGCCCCTGGATAAGCTTGAGGATAAATTTCCTGAGATTTGTGTATAATCTCCCTAAGTTCGTCGTTTGTACGTCTTAATATAAGAGCGTTCATATTAGAGTTGTTGCAATAACGTAATGGGTCTACTATTAAACTATACGTCTTGCCTCCTCCAGCAGCTCCTCCATACAATACTTCTCGTTCTGGAGCAGCTAAAAAATTTGTTTGTGGTCCTGGGTTTGGCTCAAACAATACTGTTTGACTTGGTTCCTCCTGGATAGCATAAGTTTCAGGTAAACTCTCTGTAGCTTTCTCTGCAATGTCATTATCTTCTGTGCTCCTAGCTATCTTAGCTATTTTACGTTGTGCTATGTTTAAACGCACACGTGCAGACCTTTGTTGTTTTTTAGCTTTAACTAATTCTTTTTCTTCTTTAGTTAAAGGCTTGTGCTTTGACGTTGCCTTCAGCTTCGGTCTTGGCGGTGCGGCTTTTTTGTTCAGCATGCCTTCGTCTATCTGTCTTGTCTGTTTTTATACGTTTCCATAAACCCATGGGTGTTATGCTACGTCCTGTATATTCTGTGAGCCATCTTGCTACCTCTGGATAAGAGGACTCTTTCAAATAATCTTCTGCCATTGATAACGCTTCTAGTTGTTCATCTACTGGCTCTAATAAATGTGGGTCGATGCTATTTGCTTCGTATCCCCAAGGAATCGTTGGACCCTTAAGTGTTTTGTATCTGTTAGTTGGGTTCAGTTTCTGTGCTATTGTCATCTGTCTTTGCTGGTAAAATAAATACGCCCATCGGTTTATCTGACGTGACGTTTAACTTCTCTACCTTTGATAAACCAACTCTATCAAGTATCTGTTGAGAAGCTGCTAGTCTTTCTCTATTACCGATGGCAGATGGGTCATCAATAACCCCCACCATTGATAATACAGCTTTAGGGGCATTGACTGCCATCTCTAATTCTGCTCTTTCAATTATGTGTTTACGCACTGAGTTAATTATATGGTGTGGATTAGTTGACTCTGAATACCCTGCAATCTTCATAGCTTTAGCATGATTACCTTTAGCAGGACCAAACAGAGCATCTAAGAATTTGTTTTGTAATTCTGTTAATTCTTTATGCACGAGGATTCTTCTTTCTAGCTGTTTTGGTTCTAGCAAAAGAACGATTTTTGCTTTTTGATTTTACAGATAATTTAGTTTTCTTATTATTCATAGGATTACCTGTGGTGTGATGTACGTCTTTGCCATCACCTTTGGTGACTAAGCCACGCTTTGCCATGATTGCCCGAGCCGCATTTCTTGATGCCCTTCTCTTTTTTTGTTTTGGCTTAGCGTGGTATCTGTCGTATTCTTTTCTATAGTTTCTTGTCATGTCTTTTTACGAGTAGTCTTTCTTTTTCTGCCAGAAGCTGTTACTGACCATTTAACCATCTTAGGTCCTGTCTTTTTTCTTGCTTCTGACTTACTAATTCTACCTGCTACTGCTTTTGGTCTACATGCAGGATATGGTCGTGACTTTTTTTCTTTGCCTGACCTACCACATTTTTTTCCTGTTTTAACGTCACGCCAATCTTCTTTAAACCATTTAGTTAAGCCACCTTTAGGTTTAGCCATTAGTATGTACCACCACGTTTCTTATATGTTCTAACTAACCAAGCATTTGCATATGCACTAGGATATACCTTGAACTTACGTTTTGCTTCTGCTTTTACTGAAGCATATAACTTTGGGTTCTTTGGTTTAGCCCCTCCAGTTTTTTTCTTCTTTGCTGCCATGTGATACTCCTCCTACATGCATAAGTCTTCATACTTAGTTGTATGAAGTCTGTGTTTAGCTAACTCTTGTGCAGTTGCTACGCCTACGTTACTGTTAGACATTATAAATTTTATTAACCAATTTATCATAATCTTCCTGTCCATTTACCTAGAAACCATGCTAATAATCCTGCAAAGAATAATATGACTATAAATCCTATTCCGTATCCTACGTATTCTATAAGTTCTTGTCTACGCTTCTCTGCCATCTTTTCTTGATAGCGTCTTGATTTTCTAGCTTCTGCTTGAAAGGCTTGCCAATCTTGCCATAATCCTGGTCTGCCTAGATAAATCATAATCTTTTTAAGTTCTTCTTCTTTCTCTCTTATCTGTTCAAGAGCCATGAACTCATCTAAGTCTGCACCACCTATACCTCTAGCTTTTTTCTTTTTCAAATTTTTTTCTATTGCTTCTTTTGAAAATACAAAATCGCTTATATGTTTAGCACACCCACTCAGTTCTTTTCCGTTGGACACAAATTGTTTTATGACACTGAAAGCAGCATTAGCTGCAGCTAGTTCTGCTAACATTTACCTTTTCCTTTTTGGTTTACAATATGCAGTTATTCGTAAAGTAGGTCCTTCCTCTTGTGGTATGGGTGGTTGTCTATGTAGTCTTTCTGCAAAATACAGACATCTATCTAAGTCTTGAAAAGTTTGTGTTTGGTCTATTACTCTTACTCCCATCATAAACACTAACACAAACTCAATCATTAATTAACAAAATCTAACTCTAACTGTTCTTCTGTAGACTCTTTGTCATGACAGTCACAGTTACATTCCTCCACATCACATTCGTAACACTCGCAAGTCTTACATTTACTTTTTCTTTTTTCGTTCATTTGCTCTTTTCAAACTTTCTTTGGCTTTCTTAGCTATACTTACAACTTCGCTTTTTCCCATGACTTTTGCTCGTTGCTCCATGACTGTAAGTATCTGTATCTTTCTCGCATATGGCTTATTGACTCTTTTAACTTTCGCAACTGTTGCTCTTGCGTCTGCAGGCGTGGCGAACTTGATGCTAACTGTGTCTTTAGGGTTCTCATCTGTGTATAAGCGTCTGCCTGAACCTTTTGGTTTTTTACCTGTGCCGACTTTAGGGTCACTTTTTTTTCTTTTTGCCATGTTTTTTCTTATATCTAGTTCTTTGGTCTTTTTCTATTTTAGTTAAAAGTTTAGCTTGATTAGCATGAGCCTTAGATGCTTTCTTCAATTTACCTATAACTGTTTTTAATGGTCTGGTGTAATGTGGCATTATGTCTTTCTCTTTTTCTTAGCTTTAGATGGGAGCAGCCCTTTGTTGACTGCTCTTGCTCTTTCAGAAAAACCAAGCTTTTTCTTTTGCTTAATTTTTTTTCTTATTGTTTCTAATTTTGCTACCATCTGAATATAAGTTATTAAAAGTTATTGTAGGGTCTAAGTAAGATTCATGTGACTCTGCAGAGTGTGTCCACTGTGAAGGACTAAAATCAGGTGCTCCTTCTCCTGTTCTCCATAGTGCAGGACTTGTTGCTCTTACTCTATTATTAGGTAATGCTACAATGTTACCTGTCCACTTACCTGCATCAGTTAAATATAAAACATGAGACTGCTTATGTTGTGCTGGGTCATCTGCAATATCATTGTCTGTATAATCAACTGTAAACAAATACTTACCTTGATGAAACTGATTATCAATTTTGCATAACCATGGTGAGGAACTAACCCTATCCATAACTACAACGCTATGAGTCCTAGATTCGCAATCCCATGGTTGACATAAATGGTCTTCCATCGGTTCTGCCCATTCGTCTACAGGTATATCTGCAACTAAGGCTTGTATCGGCATTCTTGCCCACATTGCTCCTCCATGAACATTCTCATCAGGACCATCTTCTCGGTCTACTTCGCAACCAGTAAAAACAACTTGGAAGCTTAGCGACCTATCGGGAATAGTGTTTACTGCTATGACCATCGCATGAAGAAACTCTCCATGATACCTTTGATGATTACACGTAAACTCCCTACGCACCCAACATTTAAAATGAGGTACGTTGCTTATGAGGTAGGGCATTATCTACGTCTAATTGCTCCGCCCCTCGCATATCCCTTAGTCATTTTGGCTCCACCTCTAGCCATGCCCTTAGTCTTCATTTTGGAACCACCACGAGCCATGCCCTTGGTCATTTTCATTCCGCCACTTTGCATTTTTTTAATTTTTTTCTTCTTCTTGCCACCAGTGGCAGCACCTTTAGTTTTCATAGCGTGTCTTGGCATTAGTTTCTCCTTATATTGCTATTTTCTTTTTCTTTTGCTTTCCAAGCAAATCCATATTTTCATATGGGGTCTTCTTATCGATATTATCAGGGTGTTGTTCCTGTATACCGAGTCCGAGTCCTAGAAAGGTATCTTTCTTTTTCTTTCTATACTCTTTTAAATCTTTCTTCCGTCTATCCTTAGGTTTCATTACTTCTTTAATTGGCATAGCAGATTGCTCTTTTGTTGGTTTAATAACTCTACCTGATTGCCCTGATATTTTTCTTTGCTCTCTTTTAATCTCTTCAAATTGTGGAAGTCCTGTGCCAAACTCATCCATTCTCTTGCCACCAGGGAAATACTTACCTCCATCAGGTAATTCAATCATGCCTGCCCCTTTTTTTAATCTAGGCACATTAGTCGGTAATTCCATGATATGCTTTTTCTTCATTTATTTTTAATCTTCTTAATACCTATCGCTAAACCACTCATGGCTTTCTTAGCTTTCTGTTCTTTCATACTTTTTTCAATAGCATTTTGTCTAGCTGTTTCATAACCAGACATCTTTCCATCTTTATTTAAGTCTCCAAGTAAAGCACCTTTCATTAATCTTGGCACATTAGTTGGCAATTCCATAATAGATTTTTTAGGAAGCTTGGCGGCTCCTTTTTTGTTTTTAGGGACTCCTTGATTTTGAAATCTTTTAATAACTTCATCATCTGACATTGATTCAGGTAATCCCATTCTCAATCTATATGCAGCGGCTAGATTTTTTTTAGAAGTATCTGGACGCATTTTCATTTTGTCCGTGTCTATTTTATCATCTTTACCAATTTTACTTAGAGTGTCTCTTGCCTGTGCTACGGACTTTCTGCCTTCAGCTTTTATTATATCCTCATTTGTAATTCTTTCCATTATGCTGGTACTCCTAATGTAATAATACGAGCTATCAATCTCTCAGCTCTTGCCGTGGTCTGTTTGTACCACCTGGAATCTTCCATCTCATCAGCCGCCTTGACCCAATCTCTGTCATTTACAGCAGCAATAAACTTTTTAAATTTGCTTAATCTTGGTCGCCCTAATTGGAAACACATATTAGCGATTACTAATTGTGCCTCTTCAGGTAAATCATTAAAGTCTGGGAATATCTCTTTACAATCCTGTAATGTTCTATTTATATCTACAGCAAACCAAGCATCAACTTGTTCCTGTGATACAGGATATCCTATAGGTTTGCCATAGTAATCTTCATCCCATTCTGTAATAAGATGTCCAATACCTCCCGTTAAATGTCCTAACGAGCATCGGTACAATTCATAGACGACACCTTCGTCATTTGATATTTCATCTTGTAATGTAGCTAAATTCATTCATTTCTTTTTGAACATCTTTGCAGCTTGTCCAACTCCCTTGATTCCAAAGCTTGCACTAATTGCAATATATAAAAGGTACTGATACCACTCAGGCAAAGTTGCCAATATATCAAATCCTTCTTTAACATAATCTTTCATTCCAGGTATGAAAACCAAAATCGCTGGTGCTAACAGTACAACTAACGCAAATTCGTCTTTCCAAGAATCCACTGTAGCATCTGCCATCTTACCTTCCCATGCAACCTCGCCTGCTGCAACTTTCTCTGCAACAGTAGCACGAGCTTTAGCCTCTGCGACTTTAGCTTGTCCTTCTGCTTTTGTCTTCTCGACTTTGTTCTCAAACCAAGTCCCAGCTAAATTTGCCAGAGGTCCAATTAATGCACTAAGCACTATATTCTCCCTTGTGACTTATGTAATAGTTTTACATAACGTCTATAACAATTATTACCGATACTATTAAATATTTTAAACAATACGAAGTTTAACTCTCTTAACACTTCCATCTTCTCCTTGCTTGCCTTAAACGACTATTAGGATTCTTTGCCGCTTTTGGAAACTTTTTCATCTGACCTGCACTTCTAGCACAAAAAGACTTTCTTCTTTTAGCTGCTTTACTTCCTGGCTTTACTTTACCAGTTACTGCAGTCTTTAATTTACTACCAGGGTTTTCTCGTCGATATTTTGCAACACCTTTCTTGGTCATACCAGCACCAGCTTTAGTTGGTCGCTTGTGCCCTCCTTTTATGGTATATCCTTTCATTATATGCTCTTATCTGTTCTCTTATCTAAAGGGTCTACGCATTTATACTTCATTGCTACGTAATCAGGCATATGTGTTGGTAAATCTCTAGCTATCTCATATGCTCTAGCTATGCATTCTTTTTCAGTCTTGTATGGTCCATATAAATCTTGGAGTGCTTGACATATATTTGGATTTGTTGATAAACATACTAAGACAAGTGTCTCAAACATAATAATCCTTAAAAGTAATGGGCGAGACCGACATTGGTGTAATCTCGCCCTAAACTTGAGTAACTGCATCGAACCCCTCAGGAATAAGTACAGTATCAAGCCTTTCTTCGCTGATAGAGATTACTCTCTACACATACTGTGACATACCCTCCGCTACCAATGCCTTTTCTATTTCCTCAACGCTGAAGTCTCTCCCAGTACGTCCTTTTAAAGCCGCACGTATATAAATAACGTGGTGGCTTGGTATATGCGTTTTAAATCTACCATATTTCTCATATTCATAGCAGACTTGCTCTAATAAAGAACCAAATTGTGGTTGTACAGTCATAATACACATATTATACCACATAATTAGAAAATTGTACATAAATTCCTGTCAATATAAATTTATTTTTATTTAGGGGGTTGACAAGGTCCCGAAAAATTGGTATAAAATCCATGTTTTTCTTTTTTTCCCTTTTTTTTCTTTTTCAGGTTAACATTATAAGCTTCTTCGGAAGCTTTTTTTGTGTCTTAAGTGACCCCCTTAGAGATTATGGTCGAGATATTTAGAAAAACCACTAATATACCCAAATGGTACTTTTCAAAAGAGTACAAATCTCCTTTAAAATACCAAAAAGGAGAATATATTGTCAAAAAACTCCCCAAAAAGACGAAACCCGATAGTGATGCACTTGCTCTCATGCAAAAGTTACGTGAAGATGAACAAGAAAAGAGTAATTCCACGAAAACAAAAAAGAAGAGAGCACGTAGATAGCCCTGGTATAAGGGACTAAACCCTTGATTTTATTGCATTAGCCCCGATAAGGGGCTTTTTTTGTATCTAAAGTAAGTAGCCGCCCTCTGGTATATGAAACTATTTACCCAATCTCGGGTAATTGCTGTACACGTGTACGTGCAGACCCCCCCTGGGTCATGCGTGTCGCAATATGTCACACAAATTTTATGTAGTAAAATCAACGTATTAACTAAGATAAAGCCAGTTTTAGCCTTGTACAGCGTCAAAGATTTTTTTTCGGTCAGCCTGAGCTGATTTTTTAAACCTGCTACGTATAAAAAGATTATAGGACTAGGCAGGCATGATTAATTTGTGCTTAAAAATTAATCTATAACGTCAATTATTTGACAATATCTATGTCAATCCTTTGACAGTAGATTTGTCAGATTATTGACAATGCCTGCGGATGATAGATATAGTCTTTAGTCCTTTGATAGTAGTACAAGCATGATAGTAACAGAATAATAACTGATAGTAATGTAGGCGAAAATTTTTGATAGTAATTGTCAATGTTTTGACATGATAGTTTTTACTAGTTAAGTCATTGTTTTTATTAGATTTAATTTCTCGACGTCGTGAAATTATTTTTATACATATAATTTTAAAAAATTGTTTCAGGCTAATTTATTATTATTATTGTTTGCATAATATATATAAATTTCGTATATTTAATTGAGGGTTTCAGGTGGTCTGAAACTCCAAATTAACTTAAACATTCTTGAAAGGAATATTTAAAAATGACTATTACATTAAATCAGGATTTCAAAAAATCCGTATCAATTACAGACATTAAAAAAGTTAATTCTGTTATTATCGACGTTTTAAAGCCTATTTACGAGGGCGAAAAAAGACAAGCTAAGCTAGGTGTAAAGCTAGGAATAGCTGTTGCTGATTGGGTTGTTTTGGCTATGAGTGGCGAAAATACAGCTAATACTCTTCCTACTCTTGACCAATGCAAAGCCCATTTAAAAGAGCTAATAAAAACTTTTGTTCCTCAGGTTGAAAATTCAAAAGGCGAATTAATACCTGATGCAAAGGAAATTGCAAAGTTAAATTCTCATGTTCAAGATGCTTGTAAGATGGCTTTGTTAATTGCTGGGTCTAACACTGGCTTTATTAAGGGTATTAGAAACGAAACAAGAGCCGACATTGTACCATTAAATCAAGCCTTTGATAAAAAGGGCAATTTAAAAAATGGGCTTGTAGAGGACATTTTTTGGTCGCCTGTTGCTACTTTTCCCAATAGAAATGAGGGAACAGAAAAAGCACCTGTAGTTTCTGAAAATTCAAAAGTTCATAGACCTTGTACAATTCAATCTGTTCGTGAGTGTTTCGGTGTTCATTTCGAGGGGAAAAAATTAAACTCTGGTCGTTATGCTTTGGATAAAGAAGAAAGCACCAGAGATAAAACCGAGAATGGTTTTATTTTAACTACTCCTGAGGGTGGGCTTAAAGTATCAGGCGTTAAAGATGCTATTCAATTTTTAACTAATAGATTTGAGGACGGCGACATTGAAATGATGTTAGTTAAAAATGACACTGCTAGTAAAAATTGTTTAAATGCTATTGAACAGTTCATTACTACTTTTCAAAATAAAAAATCAAACGCTGAGCAAGAAATTAAATCAGCCATTGAAAATGAAAAGGCAGAAATTGAGATGAAAAAATCTAGAATTCAAAAAGCATCTTAAAAAAAACTTTTCCAATTATGCCAAGATAATTAATTTTATCTTGGCATTTTTTTTGTCTAAAATTTTTGGAAATTTTTTGGCAAAAATTTCTATCATATGACCCTTCGGGTACTTCTATCATTATGTGTTTAGTGACACTACTATCAGCCGTCGGCAATTCAAAAGGCAGAGGTTTTGATGTTCACATATTTTTTTTCGAAAGGTGGTCGCCACCATGTCTGTTTGCACAACTGCTTTATTCTTGGTAATATAAAGAATACTTAAAATTAACTTTAATGGAGATTGATTTATGCAAATGCAATTTGTAGTTCAATATCATTGTAATGAAGCTGATGACTTTGTTACTCTGACTCGTTATCAAAGTCGTGAGTCTGCTAACAGAGGACTTGCGATTTACAAAAAAGTATTTAAAAATCTGTTTCGTATCCACATTGAGGAGATTGATGATGACAAAAGAAAAAAACGCTGTTAGAACTTTCACCATCAAATACACTGTTGGTCGTGGGAGAAAAATACATGAGTTCACTACGGACAAACTTATGGAGGCTCAAAAGCAATATGAATCTTTCACATCATTTATGGGAAAGAAAATGTTTGCAATAAAAATTGTGTCCTCTAATTTTGATGGAGAAGCAAATGCGTGAATGGTTTGAAGCATTATTCTTCTCAGTCATTTTTGTTTTAATATTTTATGCAGGGTTTTACCTTGCATTATAACGGAGGTTAACGTGATTATTGAAGCAATATTCTGCTTGGCACTCAACACGTACCACGAGGCAAAGAACCAAAGCCTCGTGGGACAAATCGCAGTTGCACAAGTTGTAATGAATAGAGTAAAAGATTATCGGTATCCTAACAATGTCTGTGATGTTGTTAAGCAAGGTTTGACTTATAAATCAAATCCTAATATACCTATAAGAAATCAATGCCAATTCAGTTGGTATTGTGATGGCAAGAGTGATAAAGCCAGACAAAAGAAAGCATGGGAGGTTGCATTACGAGTGGCGAATGGTGTTTACTATGGTAACATTGATGATGTCGTTCAAGGCTCAACTCACTACCATGCTCACTATGTCCAGCCTAGTTGGGCAGAAACTAAAACCTATATAACAAGAATTGATGACCATATATTTTATAGATGGGATATCAATACAACTAAAAGGAAATAAAATGGGTACTTTTGATATTAATAAGTTCGACATTCGTAAACGTGCTTATGATGGCAAACACGTCATTTGGGCAAAGAAACGCTATGTTCATGGTGATGGCAAATTGCCTGACACTTTCAACGGCATACCTATTGTCGTTGTTAACTCACATTATGAAGCTGTTGAGTTTTTAGAGAAAGCTCAACGACACGCTAACAACTACAGAGAGGTTGCCAGTAAATATGGTGTGCCTGACGAAGTTGAATCATTCGTGCTAGGTGATTCATATGTCTAAGTTCACACGAAAACACTACGAGGAGATTGCCAGGATAATTGGCAACTCCAACATATCTTTTGAAGACGTTAAGTTGCTAACTACCTACTTCAAAGCAGATAATCCTAGATTTGATTCTGGCAGATTTATGCACGCAATCGCCAAGCATAAAGTCACAGAGTTTGATAAAGTCGTAGGTAATTCTGTTAGTAGAGACCAACTGCAACCTTAGTCTTATTCACAACCAATACCTCCAGCCCTACCTTGTTTGCACAAGGTGGGGTTTTTTGTTAATATAAAGAATAATCAAAATTTACATAAAATAAGGAAGGAACATATGTTTTATGAATGTAAACAATGTGGGGATAATGTCCCAATCAAAAGAAAGACTGTGGCAAAATTCTTCACTGATTACTGCGTTAATTGTGCTTCTCTTATGGATTCTGGTATTAAAGCTGTTTACTCGCTTGTACCTACCCATAAGGGAGCATATCAACCAGTGACTAACAAGAAGCAAATATATGATGCGACTTGTAATCCTAAGAACTTTGACTTTAATTTATCGGAGGCTTTAAATGGCAAATAAAAATCTATTTGGTAAAACTACCAGTCCTGAAGGTGCGTATGCAACTTACAGAACAGATAATCCAGCAAATGGTATGTACTTTGAGTGGCGAGTGCTCAAGACGTATCAAAGAAAAGATAATGAGGACAAGAACCCATATGCCCGTTGGCATTGTGCAGTTAAGTCTCCTTATACTTATGATAAATGGGAGTATGGTGACACATATATCAAAGACATTATGGACACCAAGCCAAGACTTATTAACTCCACACAAGACTGGAAACAACAGTATGATGAGGATATCTAAGTCACACTCGTTTGCACAACTTTGTGCAATTTGTTAATATTAATAAAATCAAAAATAACGGAAAGGGGAAAGCAATGCCTAGAGCTTTTAGAGATGAAGACATTGTTGTAGTCGACTACAAAACTCGTACCGACTACATCAAGTTCTTGGGCAAAGTCGTTGGCTACGACTCGCCCAACAGAAAGTATGTTGTTCATACTTTTGCACACGCTGACGGATATTATCGAGTCACCAAAGACTTGATGCTCAAGTGTCACAAGTATGAACTCAGACTAGCCACTGGCGAAGATATTGATGCCATGAGTAAACATCAAACTTATGTCATCACTAGTCTAGCTAAAGAGTGGTGTGCCTCTCTTGGTTATGCTTCGAGTGAAAGACAGGAGGCTGGTTTAGTCTATAGCTCTTTTGCTCTTCAGCGTATCAAGGATATGAACTTTAACAGAAACTTCACAGAAGTATTACCAATAGAAAGGAATCGCTATGTTTCATGGATGTAGTATAGATGTGACTCCAGTCACACTGGGTAGAATAATCCCACGTAGAGATGTGCCAGTTGGTCATGTATTTAAATACAAATCAACTGCCAACTCTGAGGGCTATATGTATGCCCACTTAGATAAGTTTGACTCAATCATGTATTCACTCAAGTTTGATAAATATGCCAAGTCAAGCACCACGTCAACGCCAATGACGTACACTTCAACACCAGACACAAGTCCACGTATGAGTAATGAGGTTGAGATTGTAGGTTACTACAACTTCACTGTGACTCTACAGAAAGTGCCTGAGGTTGTTCCTCTGTCATCAATCAAGAATGCACAAACTGCTGTGTCATTCAGAAATGATTTTGATGAACAGGATTACCCTCACATTTATCTTGTGCTTGGCGAGACATCTGCTAGGAACAGCTCACATTATCCTGTCTCTGAGAATAGATTACTCTTGAAACTCACTAAGAACTTCTCGATTGACAAAACTAAGTGGTGTGCTTTGAGCAGTATGCATGAGAGCACAATGTCAGCTATACGTGGCACTGTTGGTGTTAACATTTATGAAGGAGGTGAATGATGCCTTACTCACTTAAGAACTACACTAGACGTGGGGAGATGATATCAACTCCTAAGCATATGAATGAGATAGCAAATCAAATGAATAACTTTCTTCTTAAATTTGCTAAGGAGAATAAACTGAACAGCAATTACTTTTCAAAAGTATCTATGGATGTTCACCCTCTTGTGGTATCTGCTGCTCGTAAGATTCGTATTCTTGCAAAGCCTACACAAGATTTTGTAAAAGAAATCGAAAATGCATGGCGAGGAATGCAGGGTCTCAACTCGTGGCATTCTATAAACATTAGGATTACCCACCCCATCATGTGGGCACACGAAGAAGCCAAAAGATATTCAAAAGATGAAGACTCGTTGAACTGTCTTGCTTTTGTGAACTTGGCACTGTCGTATCCAATTACGCAAAATTCTGCTAGATACGGCAATTCGGGCAATGTCAGTCACCCAAACATGACTAGTGAGAACCCTTGGACTCCAAAGCATACGATTGGGTTTGCTAGTCAGCTTGAGATAGACTTGAAGTGTGAACATAGGAGTCAGTCATGGTTGCCTTTTTCACGAGGTCGCAGACGTTTGAATGGCAGACGTGTGATGTCTTTAACTCGTATACTGGCTAGGTATGTGTTGATTGATGAGTTGCCTATTGAGCCTAAGACTGTTGACAATCTTGCACAGAAGATAATGGACACATACAAACCTATGTCGTTTCATGAAACTAAAACTTTACAAGATATGCGAGATATGTATGTCAAGAACAGTCCTGACACTCCTGGCTCTTGCATGGACAGCACTCATGGGTTTTATGTTACTAGACCACATGAACCAGTTGACTGGTATCATTATTGTCCTAAGACTACAGGCTTTTATGTTAAACGTGCTAATACAGTTCTTGCTCGTACCATTGCTTATTTTAATGAAACTGATAAGAAATGGTATTACACGAGAATATACTCGAGTCGTGAACTTTACAGACGTAAACTTCAACAAGAGTTGAAAAACCTAGGCATTGAACGTGCTGAGGAAAGTTCTTTACTTCGAGAACTTCGTGGAGGTAAAGATGTAGAGTTCGACATACCACTTAGTAAGTACAATAGCAGAGACTCTTGTCCCATTCCGTACTTTGACTTTATGCCTGCAAATTTTATGTGGATACGAGTAGAAGACGGAGTCAACAAGTGTTTGCTTACTTCTCGTAATGATAAACCTGAGGGCAGAGGCTGGGCTAGTCCTAACCTAGCAACTACCAATGGTGGTCATGTGTATGAGTATGGCAGTCAAAGAACTTGTCATTATTGTGATACTGAAGTTTATGATGAAGACTCTCCAATACGAGCCCCTGATGGTGCAATATTCTGCTCCTCTGATTGTGCATCAGATGCCAACTATGTGAGGTGGCAGACCAGTGATAACTGTGAGTGGCGACAATATGCTTTTGACCCTAAAGTAAATATGGATTGTCTTTGGGAGCCAACCATATTCAGTAATCTAAACGCAGCTATCGAATCTCGTGAGGGTGTGTTTGTTTACTGGCATCCTTGGGCTGACGTAGAGTTTCCCGTCATGCGAAGTGTGTGGGCAACTCAACAAGGCTGGGGCTTTAGGACTACAAGTGTTCTACATTATCATGAGATGGTACACCCCATCACTGGTAAAAGAATCGTAAGCAGTAGTGGTAGACAGCGACATCAAGTTTGCTACCCTGAGGCTTACACAAGAAGGTCAGGCAACTATGCTGAGGTACTGCCAAGTGGTGGTGTTGGCATGGTGTTTCTTAAAATATATGGCGAACATAAACGTCTAAGTATTTACAGAGACAATGGTCTGACAAAGGCTGTGCTTGAGAATAAGAGTAAGTTTGTCAAGATAGACAGCTCTAACGGACACTCAAGTGAAGCAGTAGAGTTCTCGTTTGCGAATCAATACTTTGATTTCATGGACTTGGACAAAAGCAGTAAGACACGAGTTCTTTCTCATGCTCTACCTGCTGAAGGCGTAACAATAACACTTAACCAACCAAAGAAGGAGACTTTATAATGTCTTTATATAACTATGACTGGAGCACAAAGCTTCAAGAACCTGAGGTCGCAACAATGACCAAAGTAACTCGTGGTAAACAGATGGATAATCTGCTCTATGATTTACTGACAACAGTATCGCCTCATGGCAAAGAGAAACTGATAAGTGATATCATACTCGAAGCACTTGCCAAAGGCACTAAGAAAAAGAAAGGTTACAAGGCACACATTGATGTCAAAGGTAATCTTATCGTAAAAGTAGGGGACTATAAGAAATCTAAAGTCATGTTCAGTTCGCACATGGACACTGTGCAAAGCAGAGTGCCAGTAGACAAGACTGACTTACGTATCACTGATGAGGGTTATGTATATGCCTCATATGATAAAGATGTGCATGAGTATGTACACAAAGACAAAGTCATGACCAAGAATGAAATTGGTGACTTAGCTGAAGAAAAAGGTTTCAAGTTTCAAAACTACATTCTTATGGGTAAAGGCAAAACCAAAGCAGTCTATGGCTCAGATAATGACTTTGATGATTGGATACAGACAGATGTAACTGTTACCACGAGGACATCAGTCAAGCCAGTATCAAGTGTACTCGGTGCAGACGACAAACTTGGTTGCTACATCATGTGCAGACTAATCATGAATGGCACAGATGGTTTGTATGTATTTCATACTGGCGAAGAGTGTGGTGGTATCGGCTCGAGCCACATATCTGAACAGACACCTGAGGTTGTCAAAGGCATGAACTATTGTATTGCTTTCGACAGATATGAGTATGGACATATCATCACTCATCAAGCTGGTGGTCGTTGTTGTTCAGATGCTTTTGCAAATAGTCTAGCTGCAAAGCTAAATCCTTTGTTACCACCTAAACAACAAATGGGTCCGAACACTGGTGGTTCATTTACTGACTCTGCAAACTATACCAAGCTAATAGCTGAGTGTACCAATGTCTCTGTCAGTTACAAGAATCAACATTCAAGTCGTGAGCACTTTGACTTGATATGGTTCAGAGATGTTCTGATACCTGCTTTGTTGAAGATAACATGGGACGACTTACCAGTGGTCAGAGACCCCAAAGAGGAGGTGTCCCCCTTTCGTCGTTCGAGTTACTATGGGGCGAGGCAAGGCTCGTTTTTCAAAGCACATTCCTCGAACAAGAGTACGAGGTCTTTGGTTTCAGCAAGGAGCTCTTTCTCGTCTTCAGAGCGAATGAACCAGTCTACAATAGACAAGTGCAATCATCTGCTTGATGCTAAGTTCTATGGCTATGACCCTGAAGAAGGTCTGCCTGAGCATATGAGTGACAAACAGAAAGCAGACTTTGTTAAGTACACTATCGTCAAAGAAAATCTTACTATGCAACAGATAGCTGAGTTGATTGTTGATGCCGAGAAAGAAACCACTAAGAGAGTTGAACTTGACTCCTATGGATTAGGTTCACCTTATCAATCAGGTTTTTATGAGTACTAATACTTTTCCCCTGCCCCCTATCGGTTTTTATCGGTAGGGGGTTTTTTATTTTGGGGGGTTGACGAAATTTAAAACTTATGATAAAAGCGAGAAACTTGCCGAGGGGAACACCTAGAGAGGAACACAAATGAATATTCAAGATTTTATAAAACAACATGAGCCGTTGGACAATACGTCTAGCAGACTCAACTGCCCTGAGTGTGGTGGCAGAAATACATTTACGATTACAAAAGAGTATGGCAAACTCCTTTGGAATTGTTATAAGGCTTCTTGTCGCATCAAAGGTGCTAAAGGTGTGACTAGAACCAAAGATGATATCAGAAGTTTGGTGAGTTCGCAAAACTATCATTCTATCTATCATCTGGCTGAACATTTCGTGCCAGTTCACAACCATTCACAATCCATGCAATATTTAGAACGCAATAACTGTCTGCACGCTCTGCACGACAAACTTGCAAAAATTATGTATGACCCAAAACAAAATCGAACTGTGTTCGTAGTCCAGGATGACTCACAAGTTTATGATGCTATCGGCAGAAGTTTTAGTAATAGAGTTTTGCCTAAGTGGTATAGGTATGGCAACTCATCAAAGTTATTCACATGTGGTGACCACGACACTGCTATACTTGTAGAAGATGCCGCTAGTGCTTGTGCAGTTTCACAAGTATCCACTGGTGTGGCACTTTTAGGCACTAACTTAAAAGATGCCGACCTCACACCATTACGAAAGTATAAACATGTATATATTTGTTTAGACGCTGATGCTACTCGCAAGTCGCTTGACATACAGAAGTATTTAGCGTACTTTGTATCATGTAATGTAGTAAGACTTAAGGATGATTTAAAATATTTTAACAAAGAGGAGATTAAAAGATTAGTATGGAACAGCAACTAATTAAACTCCTGATGCACAAAGAGTTTTTTGATGCAAACAAAACTCGTGTCATGCGTTCAATGTTCCCAAATGAGTTGACAGACTTATATGACACCATTGTTAGTGGACACGAGAGTTACGAAAGGGACTTATCTTCACAAGAGATTAGGGAGATATACAAAGTCAGCAACCCAACTGCCACTCGTGCAAAACGAGAAGCAGTCGCTGAGGTGTTGTCTGATATTGAACATCTGCCATCAATAGGAACTGACGTAGCTACAGATGTATTAGAAAAGATGTGGCAACAGGAGATAGGACGTAATATCGCAGATATGGGTCTAGCCATTATGGAAGGCTCACCTGAGAAGATTCACGATGTGAGGGCACTCATAGATAAATCAGAGCAAGGCTTTGTGCCTGATGATGATGTCACACCAATCACAACAGACTTAGATACACTATTAGAATATGCACAGAATGAAAACTGTTGGGAGTTCAATGTGCCTACTCTAAATAGAGTGGTCAGAGGTGGCAAGGCAGGAGAGTTTATGATTTCTTTTGCTAGACCTGAGATTGGTAAAACTGCCTTTTACGTATCACTTGTGGCATCTCCAAACGGCTTCTGTTCACAAGGAGCTGATGTTCACATAATAACCAACGAAGAGCCTGCACGTAGAACAATGCTTCGTGCAGTTAGTGCATACACTGGATACAGTGAAGAAGATATATATAAGAATCGTTCACAAGCAAAAGAGAAGTTCACAGAGATTGCTCACAACATAACTATGATTGACAATGTTGATGCATCAATAGAATGGCTAAATAAATATTGCGAAAACAAAAAGCCTGACGTGTTGATTGTCGACCAGTTAGATAAGTTAGATGTGATGGGCACTTTTGCAAGAACAGATGAAAAGCTAAGAAGTATCTACACAAAGTATCGTGAGATATGTAAGAGACATAATCTGTTTGGTATTGGTATTAGCCAAGCTAGTGCTGATGCTGAGGGCAAAACAAATGTAACTTATGCTATGATGGAGAACAGTAAGACTGGTAAAGCCGCTGAAGCTGACTTGATAATCGGCATCGGTAAATCAGATATTACTGACAACACAGATAAGAAACGATACTTAACTATATCAAAGAATAAATTAACGGGCTTCCATGGCAAAATCATTTGCAACTTGGATACAGATTTGAGTAGGTATACAGCATGACAACAACGTATTTAGACGTAGAGACTACATTTGTGGTGGATGAGAATAGGAGAACAGACCCTTCACCATTTAATGCAAATAATAAATTAGTAACAGTTCAATATTCACACAATAATGAACTGCCGCAGTTACATTGGTTTTATCACAAAGACATGGACGAGATGTCAACTGAGATGGCTGTGGGAGAAGCATTTAATTTAGTACAAGATGTACTAGATAAAACCACTTTACTTGTTGGTCACAATATTAAGTTTGACTTGATGTGGCTTTGGGAAAGTGGCTTCACTTATGATGGCAAAGTATATGACACTATGATTGGTGAATATATATTGATGCGAGGTCAGAAGTGGGGACTGAGTTTGTATGACTCTTGTGTGCGTAGAAAAGTTGCACTGAAGAAGTCTGACTTGACTCACAATTATTTAAAAGATGGTATTGGTTTTGATGCTATGCCTATGGACGTTGTTCAAGAGTATGGTTTAGCTGACATAGAATCAACAAAACAATTACACCTTGCACAACAAGAGATATTTAGAAATTCACACAACTCACCGATGCGAAAACATCTGAAGTTGATGAATGATTTTCTTCCTATACTCACAGTCATTGAGCGTAACGGAATCAAGATTGACTTCACAACCTTGGACAAAGTGCGACTTGATTATGAGAAAGAGCAAAAAGAATTAAAAGCTAAGATGGAAGAAATATGTCGTGAAGTCATGGGGGATACAAATGTAAATTTTGCATCTCCTGAGCAAGTAAGTCAGTTGATTTACTCACGTAAAGTCATTGATAAGAAGAAGTGGGCAGAGGCTTTCAACATAGGTCTTAATGAAAAGGGCAAACCTTTATTGAGACCTAGACTGAGTCTTCCACAATTTGCATCAATGGTAAAAGCTATGACCACTCGTGTTCACAGAACAAAAGCACAACATTGTCACAAGTGTCATGGCAAAGGCGAGTTCTTCAAGATAAGGAAGGACGGACAAAGATGGAAGAAAGCTACTAAATGTCCTGCATGTTTTGGTGCAGGGTTTATTTACATGCCTCTTCCTAAAATTGGTGGACTCACAATGAATCCAAGAGATATTGGAGATGTGTCTGCTAACGGGTTTGCCACTGATAAAACTACTTTAATTAGACTATTAGCTATTGCTAAACATAATGGTAACTTAAAAGCACAAGAGTTTCTTAGGTCTACCATAAGACTAAATGCAGTAGATGTTTACTTATCCAGTTTTGTCGGTGGTATATCTCGCAACACAAGAAGTAATGGTTTGTTGCATCCGAAGTTTAATCAGTGTGTCACTAGGACTACTAGGTTGTCTTCATCAGACCCTAACTTTCAAAATCAACCACGAGGTTCAACATTCCCAGTTAGGGCAGTTGTCGTGTCTAGGTTTGATAATGGGTCGATACTACAAGCCGACTATAGTCAGTTAGAGTTTCGTATAGCTGCTCAACTATGTGGCGATGAAACTATGATTGAAGACATCATGAAAGGTAGTGATGTTCACAAATACACTGCTTCAATTATATTTAATAAGCCTGAAGCAGAAGTTACTAAAGAAGAACGTACTGAAGCAAAGGCACATACGTTTAAGCCCTTATACGGGGGTACTACGGGTACCCCAAATGAGACCGAATACTATAAGGCTTTTGTTGATAAGTACCCAAAGCTAGGAAAATGGCATGAGACGTTACAAACTGAAGCTATATCGACTGGTGTTGTTACCATGTATACTGGTCAGCAATTTGCTTTTCCAGATACTAGACGACTTGCCAACGGAAATGCATCAGGAGCACCTTCTATTAAGAATTATCCTGTCCAAGGTCTTGCAGGTGGTTGCGTGGTTCCACTGGCACTTATTCATTTGCAAAATGAGATTGTCAATAAAAGAGTTGCATCTAAGATTATTAATACAGTCCATGACTCGATAGTCTTAGATGTATATCCTGGCGAAGAAGAAGTTGTAGCACGTATGACATATGATGCTATGACTAAAGTAGACAAGCAGTTTGAGGAACTTTATAACGTAACTTGGAAAGTTCCTTTGGCTGTGGATTTAGAAATAGGCAAAGATTGGTTAAATATGAAAGAATATCGCTTGACTAACTCTGCTGAATGTAATATAAATTGATTTCCAATATCAACAAGGAGTGTAAAACATGGAAACATTACCAGTTGTAAATTCAAATACAAATTTTGAAGATATCGCTAAACTAATCGGTCAAGAGGAGCCATCTAGTCCTGCTAGAAATATGTTCTTCTTGAAGATAAACAGAGACCATGAAGATGATGAGGGTAATTCGTTACCTGCAGGTTCTTGGTCTGTGTCGCTACCTGATAAAACAGTGTATGCAAAAGAGATTGACTTTCAAGTCTTTGTTCAAAGATATCAGTATCTACATTATGATGCTGAGGTGAACGAGATGGTCAACAAATCTGTGATGGCAAAGAACTTGTATCCACAAACTGAGATACCTGACATGTTAGGTACTTTCAGATGTGGCTCAGTTCCTGCTAGTCAAAGAGAAAGCCTATCAGCAGACAAAGCAATGCAACAAAAAAATATTAAGTGCTTTCGTATGTTGTTTGGCAAAGCTACTTTTCTCGACGCAGTCGATGAAAAGGGTGCAAAGGTAGAAGACGCAGTAGAGGTTCCTATCCTTTGGAGAGCAAGGGGTAGTAATTTTATGCCCATATCTGTTCCTATGGACGCTTTAACTGCACAGAAAAAACCTTTTATCTTTTACAAACTACACGCTTCTTTGGAAAAGAAGAAGAATGGTGGGTTAGTATATTATGTAGGTAAGTTCGACAATAGCCCTCAACTCGTCGACTTCACTCCAGCTGACCAAGATACCTTGGGTTACTTTATGGACTACATAAATACCGAGAACACTGCAGTGATGAAGGAATACGATAATGCCTTACGAAAGCAAGGTAAAATGGTAGACCAAGATGCAGTCACTGTAACCTCGGATGACGTTCTGAATGATGATTTGCCCGAGTCATTGACAGGATGAATACAAAACAAGCCGCTATAGTTTCGTTCCTTTCAAGAGCGGCTCGTGGGGAGACAGAAATGTCTCCTCACATTATTAATGAATTTGCAGAAAACTGTAAACAAGCATTAAATAAACAATTCAACGAAAAAAGAAGTGACTTCAGATTACGAATGAGTAATGTAGGTAAACCACTTTGTCAGTTACAGATGCAAGCCTCAGGGGCAAAAGAAGAAATGCCTAGCTATGATTTTAAGATGAGAATGGCTATGGGCGACGTGTTAGAGGCTTTGATGATTGCAGTGATACAAGCATCAGGAATAGAAATAAAAGATAAACATGGTAAGGTAAAATTACCAATAAATAAAAAAAGTTCAATAGAAGGTGAATTTGATATTGAATTAGACGATGGTATTTACGATATAAAAACTGCATCCCCATTTGCTTTTGAGAATAAATTTAAGCCTGATGATGCTTATGAAAGAATAAAAGAGTCTGATGCTTTTGGTTACGTAACACAAGGGCATGGATACGGCATGGCTAGTGACAAACCATTTAAAGGTTGGATTGCACTCAATAAGTCAACTGGGGAAATAACTATAGCAGAAGCAAAAAATACTAAACAAGAAAGAGAGGATGTATATGATAAGATACGACACACTTATAAATCAATATCTAAGCGAAAGGCTTTTCGAAGGTGTTTCACCGATGTCGAGGAAGTCTTTTATAAAAAACCTACAGGTAATCGGACCTTGGGGATTGAGTGCAGTTATTGTCCCTACAAGACAAGATGCTGGGAAAACCTCGAGTTCAAAAGACAATTACCAAGCAAAGGAAGAAACCCCAAGTGGATTTGGTACACCCACATCACCGAAGAGTGGCGTAACCATGACGATTCAGTATAAAGGTACTGATGGCTCTCCTATTGCAAAAATATTTAAGATAAGTAAAGAGAGAGCAGATGCCTTTATCGAAAAACTCAACAACGAAATCGCTTTTCCGACCCTCGAAACGAAAGGTCAAAAAGTCACCATCCCAGCGGCTAACATCACAGAAATCCGTATTGAAGAAGAAGATGTCACCGAGGTCAGCAAAAGCAAAGGGAAGAAAGCTACAGACGTGGGTAGCAGAAAAACTACTAAGTCTACTTAAAAGTGTAACTGAGTTGGACATCAAATCCACCCCTATGGGAGTCAATGGAGCCGATGTCCAATTATCTACAGTTGCATATAAACAATTTCCTTATAACATAGAGTGTAAAAATACAGAGAGAATGACCACTATATATAACTATTATGAGCAGGCAGTTGGTCATGGTCACTCAGGTGAACCGCTCCTCATTATAAAAATGAACAGACAAAAGCCATTAGCAATAGTGGATGCAGAACATTTTATGGAGAAGGTAACATGTCGCAAAATCAAATAAAATTAAACAATGGCGATTCTGCCATTATAATCAGACACTTAGACAAAGGCTTTGATGTAGAAATTTATCATAGTCATGATAGAAATTTGTTGACAGAGGAAGACACTATGTTCTATGCTCTTTTAACAAGGGGTATGGTGCATACTGCAATTAGAGATACAGACCAAGTATTAGAAGATGGTCGGCAAAGTATAGATGAAGAAATAGGAAATTTGAAAGTAACAATACATTGAGGCACGTAGAGTATATGAAAATGAGACTTAAGCAAGTAGAAGAAGAAGATATGGTAAATAGCCCTGCTCATTATAATGAGTTTGGTATTGAATGTATTGATGCTATACAAGCTGCAACGGGCGATGAATTTAAAAGTTATCTACAAGGAAATATTATGAAGTATTTGTGGAGATACAAATACAAAGGCAAGCCTCTTGAGGACTTGCAAAAAGCCGAGTGGTATTTATCTCGCCTGATTAATGTGGTGAAAAATGAGGAAATCGAAGATAGCGATTAAAGTGTCTGCTGAAGTGGATTCAGAAGAGTTCACACTTGACAAAGAAGAGCTTCCATTTATATTGGAAGAAATGATTGGTGACCTACTACATGAAATAGTTGGGTTACAAACGAAAGATGTAACTATAAGGGTATTAAGATGAAAAGTAACGTAATTTTACCAACGTATTATCAACAATTTATTCACAAGTCTAGATATGCAAGATGGCTTGATGATGAAAACAGAAGAGAGGAATGGCATGAAACTGTGGGCAGATATGTAAACTTTATGAGTTCACATCTTTTGAAAAAACACAGTTATACCATACCTGACAATGTCAAAGAAGAATTACATGAAGCTATACTTCATTCTGAAGTTATGCCGTCCATGAGAGCTATGATGACTGCAGGCAAGGCTTTAGATAGAGACAACACTGCAGGATATAACTGTTCCTATTTACCAGTAGATGACCCAAAAGCATTTGATGAAGCTATGTATATACTTATGTGTGGCACTGGTGTTGGCTTCTCTGTGGAGCGAGACTGCATAAATAAGTTGCCTGAAGTTCCTGGATTATTGTTTGATACAGAAGAAACTATTATTGTTAAGGACAGTAAAGAAGGATGGGCAAAAGCTTTCCGTAAGCTATTGGCTTTACTATGGGCAGGAGAAATACCTAAATGGGATTTGTCTCTTGTTAGACCTGCAGGTGCTAAACTAAAGATATTTGGTGGTAGAGCATCAGGACCTACACCTTTGGATAATTTGTTCCGATTCACAGTAAAAGTATTCAAAGAAGCAAAAGGTAGAAAGTTATCTAGTTTAGAGTGTCATGACTTAATGTGTAAAGTTGGAGAAGTAGTTGTCTCTGGTGGTGTAAGACGTTCTGCTATGATAAGTTTATCTAATTTATCTGACGATAGAATGAGACATGCAAAGACGGGAGAGTTTTACAAAACTGAGCCACAGCGACAAATGTCAAATAATTCAGTGGCTTACACAGAAAAACCTGACCCATACACATTTATGAGAGAGTGGCTTTCTTTGGCTGAGTCTGGTACTGGAGAGAGAGGTATGTTCTATCGTGGGGCGGCTAAGAATAAGGCGGCTGAGAATGGTAGAAGAAATCCTGAATATGACTTTGGTACTAATCCATGTAGTGAGATTATACTACGTCCCTATCAGTTTTGTAATCTGTCTGAGATAATTGTACGTGGTACTGATACTATTAAAGATTTAGAAAGAAAAGTTCGCATTGCCACAATAATAGGCACATTTCAATCTACCTTAACTCACTTTCCTTACTTACGTAAAATATGGCACAACAATACGGCTGAAGAAAGATTGTTAGGTGTATCTATGACAGGTATCATGGATAACGCTATTACTAATGGCAAAGATAGCAATGATTTAGAAAGTGTGTTAATGATACTTAAAAAGATAGCAGTTGATACCAACAAAGAGTTTGCTGAAGCCATAGGCATACCTCAATCTACTGCGATTACTTGTGTAAAACCATCAGGCACAGTTTCACAACTCACAGATTCTGCGTCAGGTATTCATGCAAGACATAGTCAGTATTACATAAGAACTGTTCGTGGCGATAAAAAAGACCCACTCACACAATTTATGATGGACCAAAACATACCATGGGAAACTGATGGATGGAGTCAAAGTAATGCCGTATTTAGCTTTCCTATCAAAGCACCTGATATGTGTGTCACTAGAGATGACATGTCTGCTATTGAACAACTGGAGTTTTGGAAAGTTTATGCGATGAATTGGTGTGAGCATAAGCCATCTGTAACTATATCTGTTGGTAAAGATGAGTGGCTTGAGACTGGCTCTTGGATATATAAAAATTTTGATATAGCTTCGGGCTTGTCTTTTTTACCAAGAAGTGATATGGTGTATGAACAAGCCCCCTACCAGGATTGTACAGAAGAACATTATAAGGAGTTTTTAGCTAAGATGCCTGAGTTTATTGATTGGTCAAAGCTTGCTGATTATGAACAAGAAGATAATACTGTAGGTAATCAAACACTAGCTTGTACAGCAGATAGCTGTGAAGTGGTGGATATAGGTTAAAATATGGCTATTGTTGACAGATTCTATATACAAGGACAACGAGACTTTTATAGGACGAAGAAGACTAGACGTATTATACATGAGTCCACAAACCCATTTAATCCCTCTTCTTTTAGAGGGAAAGAATGGTTGAGAGGATTTAATCATAGTTATTTTAAAAATCTAAGGAGAAACAAAAGTGAGAGAAATGTTACTAGCCGCACTTAAGTCTTATTATGTAGGATACATAAATAAGCATATTGCGAATGTAGAAATATACTTAAGCAGGTCAACAGGTATCGGAGAGCACTCAGATATCATAGAGGCTATGGATAAAGAGATAGAGCAGATTGATAAATATGACGCACGACTATCTATGATACTTAAGTATTTAGAAAGAAAACAGACAGAGGAAACTACTGAAAGCAAAAAAAAGTGAAGCCGTCAGTAAAAGACCGAAAGAAGTTCGATATTGATTTGAACTATGGTGAGGTCAGAGAAAAACAAGTTGCAGATATGCTTCAGAATAAAAAGATTGAAGTTAAATCTGAAAGAGATATGTGGCAACGAACTGGCAATATAGCAGTGGAGTATGAAAGTTATGGTAAACCTTCGGGAATCAAAGCAACAGAATCAGATTATTGGTTTCATAACCTATGTATTGGCAATGAAACCTATGCAACACTTGTTTTTCGGACTGATGTTTTACGTAGTATTATTGACTCTCTTGACTACACTAGAACAGTAAAAGGGGGCGACCACAATGCATCAGCGATGTATTTGCTCAATATACAAAAACTATTTTCATCAGACGTAATTAAGGCATTCAGAGAAAGGAACAAGAATGGCGAAGATAGAGAAACCTCAGAGCCCAGTGTGGAAAAACGCACAGAGGTATAGGGCTAGATTTTTTGATTCACGTTTTCCTATATGTGGCACACATTTAGTGTACGTTGTGGAGGGCAGAAAGTGGGCAAGAATATCACAAGGAGACTTAGTTAGTGACAACAACAGAAGTGCACTAGTTAGGTTTAGAATGAATATAAAAGAATGGGAGAAACTTCCATCAAAGGAAAAGTATGACGATAGAGCTGTGGCAACTATGGCTTCTAATAGCAGTGACAATTAACACGATAATTAACTTAATAGTATTCTTTAAAGGAAGAAAAATAAAAGATGTCGATAAAAAGAATTGAACTTATAAATGACTTAGATTTAGAGCTTTCATTAACAATGAATGGTATAGGTGCTGTTATTGCACCTGATAATGAAGACCCTTCCTTTAGTGAATACACCTGGGACGATATTCTAAAGACACTCATAGATAGTCACACGATTGCAGTGTTGAGGAAAAATGATGTGAGGATTAGTGGTAGCAGTAAAGAGTTTTTGACGAGAGTTGCAGAGCAGCTTCGTTTACAAGCTAGTAAAATAGAAGATAAGTTAAGTGCTATGGAAGTGATTAACGAAGGTTAAGTGCTATCGTTGATTTCTTCTTCGCTCACTTCATTAAAATTAGGTATAGGCATATATTTAGAATATAAATCTATTTCTGCTCTTTCTAATTTTTGTAATAATTCTTCTTTACCCGAAGTATTTTTTGGGAACTCTATTTCTATAAAAGTTAACCCATTTTCTTCACTAGGTGTAATTACTTTAGGATTTAAACCTAAACTTTCTAGTGCTTTCATTTTATATTTACCATACTGTAAAGAAAATCCTAAGTTTTTAGGTGTATTCTCAGTTTCACTTTTAGGTATCTTTGCAATGACCTCTGCTAGTTTTTCATCTGTTGGCTTACCATATTTTAAATAAAATGGATTGTTGGCACGTTTTTTGTGATAACTAAATATGCTCTGTCCTAAAGGAGGTTTAAAATGTTGTATAACATTTAATCGACTTAAAATTTTTACTTTTATGTCTTCTGTTTCCTCTATTACCGCACCAACACGAGTCGCTAATTCTTTTACTTTTGTTAAAACACCCTTTGTAGTATTTTTTTTGTATGAATTAACGATATCTTTTGATGTTTTGTCACTAAAAAGTTCCACTAATTCACTTGATTTGGTCATGCCGTCCCTGTCACTACCTATCGTATCTTTAAATCCCATTCCTTGCAGTGCAAATTCGTCCATATTAGTCAATATGTTGTTAACTATTTTAGAATTATTATTTTTAACATCATCTACAAGAAACTTGTGCACCAATCTGTCTAAATCAAATTTCTCATTATACTCTTCCCAAAATTTATAAAGTTTGTTAAAATCGTTAGTTTTAAACAATTTAGGATTCCGTATTGCAATCTCGTCCGTATTTCCTTGTCTACCTGCAGGAACTATGTCTTGTAACATTATATTATTTCTCATTAAAAATAATTGAGTAAATTCTTGAAAAGGTGTTAAAATTTCTTTTGCTCTTACAATAGTTCCTTCAATTTCTCTTGAGTCAGCATCAGCTAATATATTGAATAAATGTTTATCAGAAGCAGATACAGTTTCTTTTTGTAAAGGACTTTTTGTATACTCATTAACTAATTTATAATTATAAGTATCAGTTAACTTATTAGCCCATCCTGCTAATTTAGCCATAGTTGTGAAAGTATTAAACTGTAATTTATCAAATCCATCTTTAAGAGCTTGTTTTACGTTATGTAATGTGCTCAATTCAACTAATTTGTCAGGGCGTCTCTGTAAGTTTGCAAATGCCATATCTGCAACATTGTCTATATAAATGTCACCAGTGGTTATTCCTTCTTCTGCATCCATGTAACGCTCAAACTGTTCCATTTGTTCTTCTGCAGAGAGAGTTCCTTCTCTTGTCACTGTCATACGCATATGTTGCAGCATTGATTCTGGAGAAACAAATCCTTTACTCTTAGAACGCTTAAATGTATCAAACTGTTCTTCACCGAGTCTTTTTATTAAACTCCCTTCCCCCCAGTTTTTTTCTATTTCTTGCATTCTATTTCGTAATGCAACAGGAAATACAGTTGCCTCTGCATCAGGGGGCTGGATTGGAGCACTTTTTCTGTACAAATCATACAACTCGGGTCCTCCTAATCTTTCCCATGCTCTTAATTTACTCAAATTATTTGCTGTTTTCGTGTTTTCTAAAATTAAATTAGCTTCATCAACTAAATTTATTCTCCCTGTTAAATCATCTGCTACTTGAAATTTTCCAGATGGGTCGCCCACGGATATCTTTGGTCTCACTCTAGTGGTGCTTAATCTTGCATCTTTACTTTTAAAAATAGAGTCTTGAGCTTTAATCTTAGCAAAAGTGTTAAATAAATTTTCTAAAGTGTCAACTGTTATAGGTTCTCCCATTCCAAACCTAGTTGCACCTCCGAAGTTTATACGAAGACCTATATCCTTATTTGTCCTAAAAACCCCAGGTAAAAATATTCTTTCGTCCATACCATACCCTTTACCAGTAGTAAAACTGTTATGAATAGCTCGTTTCGCATATTCTATTATGGAGTTATACGTATCCCTTATTGTGTCAGTAACATCTCCATTTGGTTGCTTGGCATTACTTTTTATATATTGTAATACTTCATCAATATTCATTCTATTTGCTTCGATAGCTCCTCTTGTCAAAATACTAAAGTTTTGACTGTTCATAAGGTCTCTCTGCAATTTTAAATTTGGAACAGCAATGTTCTGTAGAATAGCATTCATCTCTTGCATCTTCATTTTAAAATTTACTAATAATTCTATAAATTTTTTCTTTTGAAAACTGCCCTCAACATTCCGTGGATACTCTAATATAAAATCGCCATCTTCTATTCCATATTTATTGAGTGTTCCACTTTCATCAAACGTATCAGGTAATTGCACTGGCACTCTTTTTGATGGGTCTAACATATTATATTCAGCTAAAACAGATGGTTTAGTGTACACTCTAGCACTTAGTAAACTGTCAGGTATTGCGTTTTCACCTTTATAAATATTACTTGCAGTGAAAGGATGAATAGTGTTTGGGGCTAATTCTTTTAATTGTAAACTTCTTACATGTCCGTATAAAGGTGCTCCTCCCTCGTCTCCAACAACAGATGGATGAAGATACTTCTTTTGATAACTGTACGGAGAAGTGACACCTTTAGCTTTTAACCCAACCCCCTCTTCAGAAAAAGTTATTTTAAATGGGAGTTCCATAGCTTTTTCTGAAGAATTAAAAGCGTTGCCTTCAGGAAACTGGCTAAAATAAGCTTTAACATTAGAACTATAAAAGGGACTTTTTTTTGTCTCTACGATTTCTAAATTAGATAATTCTTCTGGTATATTTAAGTCTTTGACTCTTAATATAGGTAAATCATTCGGGTTTCCTTTTGCAAGAGCCTCTTTTATTACTTTAGTATTATCAGGTAAATTTGTATCAAACTCAGGTAACTTTACTAGCTCATCAACCTCGACAGATGGTGTAACAGGTGTGGCATCATCATCATCAAATACAGCATCCAGTTCAGTCTTTTTGGCTGTCGGGGCTTTTCCAAACCTGTCTTTAACAGTCACACCTTTTTGTGATAAAGCTTGTCTAAGTATTTCTTTACCACTCACATCACTGTTCTTTTGTATATTAGCTAAAATACTTTTTGTTAGATATTCTTCACCAGTTAAACCTTTCATACCTTTTAGTCCAAAGCCAAAGCCTGAGCCTAATGCATCCTTAGGTTTAGTAAGAGGGTTTGTGAATTGTGCAGGTCCAAGAAAACGTAGAAAACCTCCTGCTGTAGGACCAAACTCAGCAGGTCCTGTGAGACTAAAAAATGGTAAATCTTTAGGGTCTGTAGCCTTATCAGGGGGACGTGTAATAAAACCAGAGGTCATTCCTTCTGGCACTATAGGACCAGACTCTGTTCTATTTAAAGTGTTTATGAGGTTTTTAGGACTCATTAATCCTAAATCAGTTGGAGGGGTGTCTGATAAAGCTGATTTATAATTTTCTATTTGTTGAGCAATATTTAATCGTTCATCAATAAGCTTATCTTTTATAGCTGTTTTACTTTGTCGATATAAGCCAGGGAGTATCGGTAACACTTCTTGATAATCTAAAGATATACGAGGACTCGCCTGTTCTTCTACGATAGTCTTAGTAAGACCAAGAGCACCTGCATCCTTTTGTTTTTTTGCAGCAGCTTTACGTCTTTTAACAAATCCTTTAACATCTTCTTCGGTTATCTTTAAGTCTTCTGCTGTGCGAGGGGTATATCCACCTTCTAGCCCAAAGGCATCACGATAACTTAAGCCAAAGAACTCTTTTTGTATATTACTTAATGTACTATAGTCTTGACCATAGGATATTATTTCTTCATCATCAGCCATTACTTTACCTTAAAGATTCAGTTTGTCTTCTTAAACTTTGTATAGTTTTATCAAGTTCTGGGTCTAGCATTTCTTCTGTTTGAACAGACTCACCACTACGTTGTGAACCTAATAACGCAAACTGTGTAATAATGTTACCCACAGCTCCTGCTCCTGTGAAGTATCTTAACAACTTTTTAGATTGTGGTTGTGTTGGACCGATGCCAGTCATTGCATCAGAGAACGCTTTATTAGCAAATAACTTTGCTATTCTTCCTTGGGCACTTAATCTAGCCATACCAGATATGAACTTGCCTGGGTCTAAGGTAAACATATTACCAATAATCTGTGCACCTGCTAAAGCAGAACCTGCATCAGTACCAGCATTTTGTATGACTCCTACATAGTTTTTCATGCCATTTAATAATTTTTTATCTTCTGCAGTTAGTATCTTTTGAAATACACCTGCACCATCCAGCTTGGTTATAACTGCATCTAACCTATCTGGCATAATTATTGTATCACCAATTTGTGAATATGCACTTTGTTTTTTGGTTACCTCTTGAAAAACTCCGCTTTGTTTAGAAAACACATAATCTAATAAGCCTGCCCTGACATTAGCTATTTCTGTTTTTTGTTGTCCTTTAGGCAGTTTACCTATAATGTCCATCATAGTGTCAACTGTCTTAGTTAAGTCTAGGTCTCTGGCTTGGACGATATTATCAAATACATTTTTTAATTCTGTATTTTTTATACGTGAGCCTAAAGCCAATCTCTCAGCCATTTGCGTGCTTTCTAACTTGGCTATCATATCTAAGTCTTTAAATACAGAGGCTTTGTCTATTCCCAAGCTTTTTAATTCACGTGGGCTATAAGATTCTATATATCTTTTTACATCTGCGGCAGAATCAGTTTTAACTGGGCTAACATCTGATGCACCTTTTATCTTATTACTAATGACATCAGCAAAGGCTTCTTTTATTTTAGTCATAGGTCCTATAGGTACATTCTTGCCTTTAAAGTTCTTCATTATGTAGTCTTCTTGAAAAGCAATGTTACTCAAAGTTTTCTGTACAGGTTGTTTTCGTCCTGCTGTGCCTGGGGATATACCTATAGCTTCTGGTATGGTTGTTCCCTCTTGCCCAGTCTTAGCACCTATTCTAGCTTGTAGTTGTACATCTGTTTCTATGACATCAAAGGTTTGTCTATAGAATGCATTAGCTGCATCTATTTCTTCTTTTAAGCCTGTTATGGCAGGTTTGCCTTTTGGTATGATTGGACTAGCTATCTCATCTAGTAGTGCTGTCCTCAGTCCTTGTGTAAATGATGCTAACTGAGGATTAGCGGCTGTACCTACGTCTCTGCCAAAGACGCCCTTTGACATTTGCCCGAGTAAAACAGCGTAACCATGTAATAACTGTGCAGGAGTTTTTATTTGTATATCGTTAGTATCTAAGTATTTAGCATACTCAGGATGATTCTTCTTTAATCGTGCGACAGCCTTCTCAACACCTTTTGCTGTTAAAACACGAGTGTTGCCACTGACAGCTCCTAACTCCATTAGGTCGGCTACTATGGAATCGACCTTAGGCTCACCTGTGACCACAGGGGTGCTACCAGCTTCTATAGGACTGCCTGGCTTTTGTTTACTAACAGGTATGGTTGTTTTTGCTTCACGACCAACAATTAACCCACGTATTCTTTCTAAGTTATAAGTGCTACCACCTATCTTATCGAATATGTTTTTGTACATACCTCGGGACTCAGTCATGCGTAAGTCAAAGAATAATTCTTCGAGCTCGTTTAGTTTTGTACCAAGTCCTTCAAAATCTACAACAGTTTTACCCTCTCGTATGTTTTTGAGCATCGTACCCATGCTTGACATGGCTGCTCTAAATTGTGAGAAGTTGCCCCCACCAATATTTTTCCTTTGTTCTTTTAAATAATTAACAGCACTTTGCATTTGAGAACGTAAAACTTTTGGTATGATTACAGATGTTTGCTCAGCTAAAGATGCAAGTCTGGATATTTTTTTATCCATGGTTCTTTGTGGGAGAATAGTAGGGACTAAACCTTTTTTATCTGCAAAGTCTTCTGCTTCAATGGCAGATTTATAAATATTAGTATCATCTATAGTTGCCCCTTCTCTTACCCTAGACAATGAACTTTTTAGTTTATCTATTAGAGCAAGTGGGAAAGCTATGGCTGTACCAAATATGCCACGTAATTCCTGTTTGAACTCTTCATCTGTTATGTCAGCTTTTTTACCCATTAATTGCTTGAACGCTTGTCCTGCTTTTGGGTCAGTGACTATCTTCTTTACATTCTCTACAAAACTACCAAATTCTTCAGCATCTTCACCACGCAAACCTAATTGGTCTTGTATAAACTGTCTGCCTCGTTCTACACCCTTATTAGTTGTGTACAACATATAACCTAGACCTGCTAGTGCAACCACAGGTGCAGCTACAGCTCCTGCATAAGGTAGTAAAGATGCTAAGGTTGTTAAGGCAGTTGTGGTTAGTATAGATGTACCAACTGCTGCTGAGTCACCTAACACTTCATAACCTAACATAGGAAAATATTTTTGCACGTAGTCTAATGTATTTTGAGTGGGGCTTGTAAATGGTGTAAAACTACCATCTGATTTTCTTAGACTTACATAATATTTATCTTGAAAGAAAGAAGCGTCTTTATCTTCAATAACTTTGTAATTACCTGGACCAACTCTTTCTTTTAACGCATTCTCAAACTGTTCTTTGTTATCTGCGAAGCCTGTTATAGCTTGTCCACCGAACCCCAACATATCGGATACTTCTTGGTTATTCTTCTCAAAAGTGCCTCCCATGTCACTAGCAAGGCTGGATACACGTGAGGTTCTAGCTGCATCAAGTTTTTCTGCATTACGCTTAAGAGCCTCCATATCCATAGTTTTCATTTCAAAAGGTTCGCCAGAAATGAAAGGTATATCAATAGGTCCTATGTAAGGTTCTTTAAACATAGGTTCTAAATCAGGTTTCTCTTGAGTTGTAACTGTACCTGCTGGAGGCACACTTGAAACAGGATTGCCTACTTGTTTGTTAAGACTCTGTATGGTCTTATCTAATTCATCTTGTTCTTGCATTATGTTCTCTCAGTTATAGCATCAATTTCTATTAAGAAAGGATTTTTGTATTTTGTTTTATATTCTTGTAGACTTTGATAACGAGGGTCCATGGATGCTTGGAAAGCTCCTACTGAGTTTTTAGCGAGTATCATAGCTTGTGCAACTTGTCTTTGCATTGTTTGGTCTGTTGATGTTACATCTAATCTCTGTGCTCTAACTAATTGGTCAAATACCATTTTTGCTACAGATACTTTATTTATGTCTAATACCCCATCATCTCCAGTTTCTATGACACTTATGCCACCTTCTTTACCTGCACCATAGTTAACAGCAAATGCACTAGCCATTGAACTTACAAATTGTCTCTCTAATCCTGCTATAGCAGCCATTGCACGAGACTGTCCTATGGTCGGGTCATTGAGTATACCTATATATCGTTCAATTAAAGCTTTATCTTGGTCAGATATTCTAGGGTCTTTAAATATGGCATCTTTTGCACCCTTAAAAAATTCAATAGAACTCTGCAATGCAAATTGCAAATCAGGACCACCCAAGTCTTGTGCAAGCCCTGAAGCCCCAAATATATCAGCAAAGTCACTGGCTGTTCTTCTGAACTGTCCTAAGATGTTAAAAGCATTTGGATATTTAGCCAATGTTCTTCTTAGTAAGCCTATCCTATCGAAGTTTTTATAGTTAGTTGAAATTAATTCTTTATTAGCTTCTTCTATTTCTCTACTAGGAGCAGCTAGTTTACCATCTACATATCTATCTATAGTTTCAAGTCTAGGTCCGTCTTTACCATATATTATTATTCCCAGCTCTCCTTTTGCACCTTTTTGTGGTGGATTGAGGATTGCTTGTTCTGCTAATGCTCGTATCTCTGCTTCTGACCTATTAGCATTGCCTGGTTGTGCACGTATAACATTCATCATACTTCGTAGTCTTTGTTGAAACTGGCTACCACCTGAGGGAGGTCCTGATATACCTCTTGCCATAGCTTCAGGAGTAGCTCTTGCCGTTGCATTTAATTCGGGCATATCAAATGTGCCTGACAATACTCTTCTTACTTGGTCAACGGGTAGATTACTTCTTTGAGCAAACATTTCGACCACTTGGTCTGGAGAATAAAATTTAAATAAATTTTTAAACGAATTAAATATAGAGTCATTAGATGCATTTTTAGGAGCTATATCCACATTTTCTATTTTAGTGACTTCTGGTGGCAGTTCATTAGCTAATGTGTTCACGTCAACTTTTGTTATAGGAATATTACCTTCATATGCAGTTAACATATTGTTTATTATTTTACTTGCTTTATCTACACTCTTACCACTTATTTTATATGCCTGTTCTGCTACACCCTCATCAACACTAAATGATTTTGCAATAGTTCTTATCTTATCTATATCTGATAAAGCCTCAGCTTGTTTCTTTTGAAAGTCACTAGCTTTAGCATTATATAGTTTACCTATGTTGTCCATTCTTGCAACAGCATCTTGCATAGGAGCTTCTAATGCCTGTTGTAATACAGGTAATGCTCCTCTCATAATTCCTCCTAGTGTTATTGCCATTACTCTGCTCCTTGTTTAGCCATTAGACCTGTAGGTTTCTCCATAGGTGGCTCTTCAGGCATATCTTCTTTCATTCTATCGGAAAAACCTTTTATTGAATTAGCATCAAACTCTGTCTTTTCTTTTTTAAATTCTGCTATTTGTTGTAGCCCTTTATCAATCATAGAATTTTGGTCTTTTACAACTGTGTATTCTACACCAGCTTGTTCTGCTAAATGCATAATTAACATAGTCAAGTCCTCACCAGTTAATATTGCAACATCAGGATTCATAAGTCCCTCTGAAAATCCTGCTAATAACAATGAGTCCACAATAGTTGATATAGGTATTTGTGCATCTACTAGACTTAACAATTTATCTGCTGTATCGTCTTGCTCAAACTTATCCATGAAATAGTCCATAACCTCATCAGGAGTATTTAACATAGGTGGTTTGTCCCACGGGTATATGCCTGGAGTTTTTGTTAAAGATTGTCCTGGGATAGCAGTATCAAACGAAGAGCGTTCTTTACCACTAGGAAGTTTCATAGTGTCTTTGAGTTGAATATCCATTATTATGTCCTACTTGTTAATAGACCTAACTGTTTCTTTAATATAGAATTGTATATGCTCTGAGGTCCATATGTTCGTGTTTCCACAGGTGCAGGTCGTGATTTTTGTGAAAAGTAACTTGCTCTTCTTCTTTGAGGTCTACCAAATTTTCTATACAAGTCAACATCTGGTGGTGCTTTTAATTGTGTTTGTGGTAACTTACTTTGTCCTCCAAATTTACTCATCACTAAATTAGTGGCTATTGGAGCTATAATACTCATCATGTTTGATTTTCCTAACTTCTATTGATTGCTGCAATACCTAAGGCAGATATAAAACCACCGATAGCGTTAGAGGATTTCTCATCTAAGTATTGATTATACAAGTCAGCAGTTACATCTGCTTCTAATATTGCCATGGCATAATTAAATGCTCTATCTTGTGAGTTTTCAGCAGAGGTGTATGCGTAGTCTGCCTCATCTCTATACTGTTGCCATATATTATTAAGTGCAGTGTTTGATATGTTTAGGTAATTAGCTGCGTTAAGTTGATTAGCTGCGTTTATAGCAGCAGTATTAGCTGTGTTTACGTTTCTACGCCAGGTGGCGTTAGACTGTGCAATCTCCACAGCATTCTTTACATTGAACTGGTCTCTGCTATTTTGCATAGTAGCACGAAACTGATTGAGTGCGTTTGCCTGTCCTGCATTAAACTGTTGCTGTGCATTGAACTGTGTAGAGTTTAATTTATTTATATCAGCAGTCAAAGTCTCAAAGAACTGGTTGACTTGATTTTGACTTGTTGCATTGAAGTTTTGTGCAGCGTTTTGTGCTGCTTGGTCTGACAACAGTGTCTGCATTTTAGCTTGCTGATTTATGACTTCTGCTTGCTGTGAATTACTTAAATTAGACATATCCATCTGTAAGAAACCTTGTGCATTTAGCACCATAGCCTGTTGCCTGTTGTTTAGGTTTGCCATGTCCATCTGTGCAAGAGTCGCAGCGTTGGCTAAGCTAGTTGCTTGTGCGTTGCTTAAGTTCTGCAGATTAATAGTTTCTATAGTTTTAGAGTTTGCAAACACACGTTGTTGCTCTTGATTAAAGTTTAAGTTGGCGGCTTCAGCAAATTTTTCAGCGTTGAGGATGTTTGCTTGTTGTTGGTTGGAGAGTGTTTGTCCAGCTAAAGCGGCTTGAACTTGCATCTTTGCAAGAGCAGTTTGTTGTCTATTGGATGTATTAGCCAAAGAGACATTTAAATTATTTTGAGTATTTGTCAAGTTAGCCTGCTGTTGATTATCCATTATTTTTACGGCAGTTTGATAATATGTTTGAGCATCAGCAGTTGCTATTGGTACAGAAGCCTCAAGTATGGCTTGTGTTATGGCAGCTCCTGCCATGGATGATGCGGCTAATCCTCGCTGAGCCATTTGTGCAGTAGCAGTACGAACTACTCCAGCAGCCCATGATGGCACTTGACCATCTTGAAATTGTTGAGATATACGAGATAACTGACCTTGCACAGTCATCTCTGGTGTAACAGTCATGGTTGCACCTTGTATATTACTTACAAAGTCTGACTGTGCTGCAGTTGTATCGCCTAAGAAAGCTGTGTCTGCAACAGCACCAGAAACTACTTCTGGGGCAGTCACGGCTCTTATAGCTGTATCTGCTTGACTTATTAATCCTTGGGCAGTGCCCTGTTGAACTTGAGCTTGAGACCTAGCTCTTTCTTGGTCTGTTGCCTGAGCAGCTTGTGCTTCTCTAGTTAGTCCTTCACCTTTTTGTCCTACTGCAGTTGGAGCATCTCCTATTAAACTGGGGTCTACAGTTGCCGCTGGGGATACTGTTGGTGCGTCTGCTAACGCAGTTTGTGCTTGTACAACATTTACCTCTGGTGGTTTACCTAAATCAAATTCATTAGGGTCTATTTCTTCACCTGGTTGTATTTGTTGAGATTGAGGTATATATTGTCCCTGGGCAGGCATTGTTGGATTAGTAACCTGTTTACCCATATATTCATCGACATTTGTGGTTGTGGTGTTTTCTTCAGCCATTATTTAGTTCCCATCAATATCTTGTCTAACTTATCTTCTAATCTTCTGATTGCATCCATCAACTCATGCATATCATCCTTAACATCATCCTTACGTGCATACTCTTCTCGTGTCTTGTTAAGGAGTATCTGTATACGCTTGACCTCTTGGAACATCTTGTTAAATGCCCAACCAAATGGTACAACGACCATAGTCAGGATTATGTTCCAAAATAACATTGCGTCA